CAAAATGAAAAACTACCTGCGTAATCATTAGGTTGTGAGAGTGTATCCCAGTAATTAAACTTAAGAATATTTGGCGAATTTGTACCAGTTGTACCTGTTACACCAGTAGACCCAGTAATCCCGCTTTCACCAGTTGAACCGGTTTCACCGGATTCCCCAGTTATTCCAGTTATACCAGTAGACCCAGTAATCCCGCTTTCACCAGTTGAACCGGTTTCACCGGATTCCCCAGTTATTCCAGTTTCACCATGCTCACCTCGTATTAAACTAATTTCCCAGTCATGCCATACTAAGTGATAAAAAGCAGACACTGCCATCCAGTTCACTTCTTTGCCATCAGCCACCACATCTTCAGGCGAAGTGTACCAAACACTTCCTAAATCCCCACCAAAATATTTCGCAGGATGATAATCTTGAGGGAGGTCTACGGGAGCCGGAGGTTCATCGTCAATATCATTACCATTGTACATAGTAAAAATATTAGAGTTTTCCCCATCCCACGGTATAGGCTGATTCCATCCACTATCTCCGTCACCTGTATAAGTAAACCACCGAGAAGCCATCCATAAAGGATTGAATTCTCCTGATACCTGAATTGGGGGCGCATCATACCATTGATACCCATAAATGGGATCTACAGTATCTGGTGCGGGATCATAGTAAGTACCCCCAGTAGGAGCAAGAGGAGATAAACCATAAACTCTTGTAAATACATAGGATCTATACGGAGAAGGCTCCCCAGGAACGCCAGGAGCGCCTTCGCCAGCCTGCCCAATATAATCATCTAGATCTTCTTCGATCAGATATTTTTTATAAAGTTTGTCGTCATCTGTTTTTCGAATAATAGGCATTAGTTATTAAATCCAGTATGTAATTGCGTCATAGTCGCCAGTAAATATAAATAAGTGTTCTAATAGTACATATTCAGCAGAGGAGTTTCCTGAAATGGTAACTTTCCAATCAAGATCATTTCCCGATTGGTCTGATAACCAACCATACCCAGCATCTTCTTCAATGTATTGTTGTTGATTTAAAATATCTTCAATGTACGTTGACCCACCGTCAACACTAACATCTAAAGTTATATAAGAATTAGCATCTGCAGTGTAATCAAAATTAGTTAAAAAACTTCTAATATTGCCTGTTCTACATCCAACTAGCCAGGCATCACCAGCACCAAAGTCTGTGCCTGGATCAGATTCCCACATCACTTGAATATTTTCTAAGCCTGAAACTGAAGTTAGCGTTTCCCAAGTGTCTACAGAAAGGCCGGACATGACGGGTGTAGTAATGTCTGGCATTAAATAAACTTCATACGTAGCTATGGAATAGTCTCCACCACCATCTTCTGAAATCATTATTTTAATGTCTTCGGGATAGTCTCCATCATATGTTCCTGAAATGGTGGGATTATCATAAACATCGTTTGCTGGGAATGCTTGTGGATCTAGGATGCTTCGTGGTGTTGGCACTAAATTTTCATAGGCTGTTGTAGTTTCAACAGTTAAGCTTAAACCCTCACCACCTTCATTTAACATAAATTGGGTCATCAATACTTCCATGCCCATACCAGGACGGACACGAAAATATTGACCATAGTTAAAAGTTAAATTTTCAGTTTCCTCAAAAGATTCAAACACCATTGACTCAGACCAAATAATATCAGAAAATTGCTGCTCTGCTTGGTCTTGCAAATCTCGGTCATTAGCTACTTTTATAAGAGGAAAGTATCCAACATTTGTCATTAAGTAACCTCTAAAATAGATACAATCACTTCAATACGGTCTGCAACTGAAGCTTGTAATTTTAGTATGTCTCCTGTTTCTAAAACAATAGGTCTATCTACAGCTTGTAATGTACTATCACCTGGAACTTCACCTTCATTTAACAATGTAAAATCAGTTGCTGAACTATCATCATAAATTAATACTGATATATCAACTGCATTTGCTGCTACATTTGCTAAATTAATAGCTTGTATAATTGCTGTAGTAGCAGCGGGTGTCGTGTAGACGGTGGTAACATTTGTTGTAGTTAAATCTGCAAATGCGTTTTTGTATGTATTAGCCATTTAGCACTCTTCTATTTCATAGTGGTTTATTGCCATAAAGTATGATAATGCTTCTTCTTCATACAATGCTTGTTGATAAGTATCTACTAACCATTGGAAAGGTAACCAATCAAAGGTTGGTTCGGGAGGAGTAATATCTCCAATTTGATCAATACGTTGTTTACGTGAAGGATTCCCTGCTGGGGTTAAAGCAGTTTTTTTAAGAAAAAATCTTGCTTCGGCATAAGTGTCAAACCATTTATACCCAACATAATCTTTGCCAAGATAGTTATAAACATAGGATGCTCGATATGTAGCCATTACGGATCATTTCCTTGTTCATAAGGATCCCAACCTCCTCCAGGTCTATCCCCAGGACGGCCCTCGCCTAAGGGCGCGCCATCAGCTTGAGAAGTTGTAAGATCTGAACAGAAGCCGACCCAAAATGCAACATAGGTTCCACCAGGAACATTGATATTTGATGTAATGTATTCAGTGGCTGTTCCTTCAACCCCTTTTATACGAGAAGCGCGTAATTCATCAATCAGATACCACTGACCCATTGAATCTGTACCATCTCCATTTCCACCTTCATCTTCTCCTGTAGACAAATAAAATGGAGCAGGAAAATCTTCGGTAAATTCTGAATTAATACCAGTCCAATCATGATTAGTTGGGGAATCATCATCACCTGGGGTTGAGTCTGAAATATACATAAACACTTTATATGTTTCAATTCGCCGTAATAGTGAAGCAGTTAAATCTCTTAATTGCCCATCCATGTGAGGCCAATTTGTAAGATCAACAACATCTTTATCGTACATATTATGCCAACGTAAGCGAACAGTTGTTCCTGGAATTTCATCATCACTTTCAGGAGTATGAACCCAATCTTTTTCGATAATCATTTGAAGATTTGTAGCCATAGCTATTTCAGAAAAGTCTGCTATTCCATTAAAAGCTTGGCCAGAGAGTGTTGCACCCACATCATAAATATAATTATGTGCGTCATCTTTAGTTATACTAGTAATTGTTTCAAAGGTCGCTTCTGAAATATAATCATTTCCTGCATCAAAAGCAATAGTATCATCATCAACTTTTCCAATAGGTCGTGAACAAATCAAAGTACTTGAATCATTGTAAAAGTCTAGAGAATAACCATCTGCAGTTACATTAGTAAAGGCAGTAGGAGATGTTGATGTAAAGAAACCAATTCCACTTTCTACAATAACTGTTCCTACTACTGTTCCATCAATGGGCGAATTAAATGTAGCAAGATTTCCTTGAGAGTTTGTACATTTTACACGAAACTCATAGTATTTATTCTCCCACTGATCTACTGGAATGTTAGCAAAGGTTTCCTGTATAATAGTATCATCATCATCTTCACCTAACTCGACATTCACAGTTCCTAAAGTATACCATGAGTTTGTGGAGTCCCAATCAGTATCATAACCACCTGTATCGTGCTCACGATAATAAAAACTTACATATCGTACATTACCATCAATAACATCAAAGTTAGTAAGAGTGTTTTGAGCAAACGAAGGATTATGAAACCCCGCATCGCCGTCCAGATTAACTTCAGATACTTGATAATCAATTGAATCCCCTAGAACCGTTGTCATATCAATAGGTATGTCTATTGAAAAATCAAAGTAAGGCTCATACTGAGCTATATAGGGATTAAATACCCATGTGTCACTCCCAAAAAACTTAATGTTTACTTTGAAAGTTTCTACTCCACCTTCACTGGGCTCTAGATTAGTAAGGGCATACTTACCCAATTCATCTGTTACATCAGTTGATAACAGTGTATCGGTTGTATCCTCAAATGCTTTGACGAGAGCACCATGAATTGGCACTCCCGTCGCAGTTTCTATACGTCCTTCATAGTCAGCCATTTAGTTTGCCTTTTGTAAATCCCCCCATTAGTTAGACGGGACGTCTCCTGGGACAGTGATTGCTTCCCCATGAACACTAATAGAGCCACTAATGCTTGTAACATTATTATTATCGTTTGGATCATAAGCATCAACAATAAGTACTCGAGATGCTCCTACAGACGAGATAATTCGTACATTCATCGTTTGTACTGTGTCTGTAAACTCTGATGATATTGTTATACTATCAGCAGCATTTTCATTACCTTCCTGGTACACTCGAATTACAACTGGGTTTGCTGCTAGATCAATACTATAATCAGAGTCTGAATGCAGAGAGTTCACAGACACACTAACAGATGTAATCATTACATCTTTTGTTAGAGCTTTTCGTATAATTCTTCTAGCACGTTTACTTTGCCCAATTGTCACTTCATCGAGAGCGACTAGCCCAGTACCTCCATCAGCACTATCGGATGTAGTAATATCACGTGTTGCTCCAGTCGCGTCTCCATCAAGATCAGGATTATCCTTGTTAACTAGGTAATTATAAGTACCGTCTGAAATAACCTGGTCTTTAAAGAAGTTATAAATGGGATCGTGCTCTTCATGTGTGAAGGCAATATCACTTACAACTCCACTTACTGTAGTTACATCGCCCTCAGCAGCAATGATGTCAAAATCACGTTCTGCAATTACTTGTGCCGTCGGCGGCATTCCACCAGCTCCAGAAGTAACAGTACTAGTAATTCCATCACCTACGGGCATTCCATTTTGCATTGGTCGAACACCGACCGTATAGGTATTGGATTCGGATGTAGACACATTTAAGTAAGGAGAGGTTTGATAAACATGTGAGTGTGTAGATGAAATATCATCAAAGTTTAGGCCGCTAACAGAAGTTGTGTATGCAAAGTGATACTGATGACAATTTTGCTCTGGGTCATCACTTCCTTTCCAACTACTTCCTGCATCAGCCACAAATCCATAGTCTGTTGAAGCGACTGTTAGAGTTGCATCTGTGTTTGTTAGGTTTGGCAGTAAGGCTTCGAACGGTGTACCATAAGAAACTTCTGCTTGACCGCCGCCTACATGATCAGGGTCATATGTTCCTGCAGGCATTAATGCCCATGAAGAGTTTGCAGAAGCTTTTTGACTTCGTGCACGGACTTTATACTTGTGGTAGGGCCATGTCTGTAAAGAGGTAACATTAGAGTCTGAGCCTACTTTTTTATTCGACACACTTAATAGTATGTCCTCACCGTCTGGGTCACTTACATTTGGTGCCCACTCAGTGACTTCAAATTCCATGTAGTTAGCATCTTCAACAATCATGATATGACCGTCTCCGATTTTATCAGCTGTCCAGCTACTGTCTAATGTTAAGACAGCATATAAACCGCTAACTGCTACTGACTCGATTAGATATTGTCCAAAGCTAGTGTTTGAACTTGTGTAATAACGATTTGTTAATGCTCCCGAAAGTAAGATTTCATCGCCAGTTAAATCCAGCCCTGCTAATGAAGTATAAATTTGGTTATTAGCAGCATCTCCATAGACTGCTGAAGTTAAACTTTCAAAGCCCCATTTAATTGTAGTATAGAAAGGGCTCATTTGATTAGGAATGCCGGGCACAGGAACCATGTCATAGATGCGTAAGTTATTTGGGACAGTAGGTGTGTTATAATCGAGCATTACTGGAACACCCTCACCACTTACTCCCAAGGATCCTACGCCTACTAAGAATTCTTCATTAGTAACACCCTTAATAGTTGCTGCGTTTGCTGAATCGAGCTCAAGTGTACCTACAATACTTAAGGCACCGTTAACATTTACAGCTGCATTTAATCCTGTGGTACCAAGGCTTATTGTTCCAGCCCGATTCGCAGAGAACATTCCGTTAGTAGTGGATAGTATGTCTCCATAAATACCACTTGCGTTTAATTCATAAGAACCTGCTGTACTAATTAGTCGTCCAGTATAAAGATCGTCTAATTCCAGACCACTACTAGTTACTTCAATGTTTGCTAACGAGAGTGTAGTACAATTTAGTTGTCCAGTTGAAAGATTAGCAATCCCATTACTGTCGAACATTGTAACAGCTCGTTTTAATTCACCATCAACACGATGTTGTACTGTTAAACGATTATCTACATCGCCTTCTTTACGAATAACCCAATCAGTAAGTCTATTAAAGTTTTTAAACTCAATGCTTGTTGGAGCATCATACTCTTTTTGCCATAGAACAAGTGCTGGGTCACTGCCCTCAAACCCAATATTTACAGTACCTGAAGGCAAGTAATGGTCAGGATACAGGAAGTTCATATAACCAGATTCACTAATGTATGAACCTGTTCCTGGCAATGTTAGTGTGCGGGATACATCAAGAGTGGTTGTAGTTATACTCTCAAATGAAGCTCCGCCATCTGTCTGAATAATCTCTTCGAACGTAACTGTTCCTAAGCGAGACTCCCCGGTGCTAGGTTTAATGTAGTAGTCACCGATGTACAAATCACCTGTTAAGGTCATTCGATCATTTGTAATTGATGCTCGTTTATCACGACTAGCAAAGAAATCGGAACCATTTGCAGGATCAGTTACATAGAAATCAATTGCTGAACCTGAATGCGTAATATTTGCTAAACTAATTGCAAGTGCTTCTTTATCAGAATTTGCTACACTTGAAATTCCATTAGCATCGTAGTCTAAGTTTAAGCTTAGTAAGAAATCTCCCCCAGTATCACGTGGATACGCCAGGGCAGCTTTATTATTAGTTGTTTGTTCCCACTTAATTGCTTTTCGCTGAGTCATGTAGATATCGTCAAAACGAGAATCTCCATAGACTGCAAAATTCATTCCACTCATTAAGTGAGCACGAGTGTTTACACCAACTGAAGTTCCTTCAAAGTTAGTGTGTGTAGAGTTTAAGGAATCTCCAATTACAATTTCAGTGAGCTCAGCTTGAGCATTAGATTTGGTTTGGAGTAGAATTTCACTATCGCCATCTCTGACTTTACCATCCAGCATAAGGTTACTGTTATATGGGATATTTACACCTGACTCAATGATATGCATTTCAGCGATTCCACCCTGCACATAAAAACTAAGAGAGGTTCCGGCAGTACTTCCTGCAATTGAAGGTCCAGTTGTCCAACCACCAAATGTAATGTAATCATCAACTGGGAGTATAAGAGTGTCAGCTAGTGTGAGTTCACCAGAGATTGTGGTATCACCACTAATTCCTGTAGTACCATCAAGATAAAGTTTATAGTCATCATGAACAGTCTCACTGCCTATTACAGCTTTTTGCTCATCAGTATCAAACTTAGCAAAGTCGTTAACCCACAACATATCTTCGTGCACATATAATCCACCACCATATACCTGAAGAACCATTGAACTAGAAGTGCTCGGCTCACCATTAATGGCTACATTATCACCATCTAATGTAATCCCGTTTTCGGTTCCTTTCGAATGAAACTGAATCGGACCATCAACAGAAGTGAATGAAAGTGGTTGGTTAAGTGTTACACTGTCATGAGAAATACCTTCTTCAGAAAGCGTAAGAACTTCGGAAGTAGTAAGATTACTGACAACTAATGAATCGTTGGTTGTTAACGTTCCTGTAACATCAACATCACCCTCAATTGCTCCACCGTTTGATGCTGTGGAGTCTCTGTCTTTCATAACAACAGCAGAATCATCAAGTAAATTTTCATTTAGCTGAAGCTGTGCTAATCCACGAAGATCAATAACACCATTGGCAGGAGTGTAAGTACTATTACCCCAGTCTGTTGCCATATCCCACTCAACAGAACTCTCTTCTGTTTTTAGTACAGCTAGCGGCACACGATCAGTGTAATCATTAATGTATTCGTTAGCTGTTGAAAGAGCGCTTGATAAAGTGGACTTTTCAATTACTGTTATTGTAGTACGATCTAAGTATACAGTGTTTTGTGTATTAGACGAGCCATCAGGATTATACATAAATCCATCTGCTGTTTGAATAGGTTCAGTCCCAACACTATCCCAAATCACATAAACAAGATAAAATTTATTTGCTTGATAACTTGATAAATTGACATCTTTATCAGCTGAGATTCCAACAATTTCTCCAGAAGACAGTAAACCCAAAGCTTTACCGCTTGTACCAACACGCGTTCTAAATTTAGTTTGAGTGTAAGGTGTTAATACTTCAACCTTCCAATCATTAGATGTTGGAGTATCATTTTCATTTAAGAAAAGCAGGCCATAATTTTTATAGGTACGATCTTCTCTGCGCGTTAAATTAAACGCCCAAGCCGAATGTAAATTATCAAAGACGGTTTCAAAATTTTGTACTGTCTTTGCCGGTACCTTAATTTTCTTCATTTAATCTCCTAGAGTATTTATTAAGCGCCACTACCATAATCTGAGCGCCATTCAGCTGTCCAACTAATTCTTACCTGTGCATTCTCAATATATTCTGTTTCGGGATGACCAATCATCACTAAGATGCGGTCAGCGTTTTCTTTGTCTGCCCATGAAAGTGTGTTATAGTCATGGGGATTTGAACCAGAATCATCTGTAAAGAACCAAACAACATTTGCAGCAGGACCATTATAGAAGCTATTCATGACATCATAGTAACAGTCAATTTTCAGGCTTGATAAATATTTAAAGTTAGCTTCTACTGGAATTGTATAGTCTGCATTTCGTAAATCATTAATTGTTAACAACACATAATGGTAGCCGTTTGAGAAGTAAATATCGTTGCCCATTGTAATTGAGCCGGTGCTACCTAATGCTGTTACAACAGAATGATTTCCATGCTCTGCTGTTACATTTGATTGCGCAGTATACGTAGCACCAATTCCACGAAGACCATACTCGCCAGAAACATACCCAGTTATTGCCTGAACTGATCCGACAGTTTGGAAACCACCAGAGGGTCCAAAGGCAGAGTGGGGCAAAAACCACCCATCTTCATGAATTAATGACAGCTCTAAAGAACCCTCATCAAATAATCCAGTATGACTGCCGTGTGAAAAGCTAAAGTATTCATATCCATTAGGATTTGTTGTGTTAGGAGGAACATCTAATCGATTGATTATACTTCGTCCTTGAACTAATTCATTTACTGTAGTTAATGTATCGCCAATTGTTAAGTTTGTCTGTACATAACCATCGCCAGCAATATCAAGCGTATACTGCGGCCACTGTTTATTAACACTTAAGCGACCACCGTTATTCCAATAGAAGTGACCAAAGATGCTTGTATTATCAGTACCGCCGTTCTTTCGAATTGTAAATCCGTTTTTAACAGTGTCCGCATCGTCGCCACGCATGTCCAGAGTAAATTCTTTTTCATATTCATCATTATTCGGATCATTAAAGGCAAATTTAGCACCACAATTAGTGTCACTTACGGTAGGATCAGTATAAAAGTCTAAGTGTACATTAGCATTTAAGTTATTAGTATTAGCACTAGAATAAGGTTCTCCAAGATAGATGCTTCGCATGTAAGAGTCACCGTGAATCTCTTGTTCAAAGTGATACTGATCTCCAACCCAACCACCAGTGATTGAAGTAGTTCCAATAATTACGCGATCTTCAACATGGACTTCTTCTGGAAGCCTAAATTCGACTTCAACAGGATCCTCTCTATCTAGATAAAAAGGACTGTCAGGATTTACTACAATTTGATAGGGCGTCCCAGTTAAGGTTAAAGATTGTATTTCAGGAATATTTTCACTTCCACCTAAATCAGCAGTAGTTAATACTCGTGTACCGCTTCCTAGTCCAGTTGCAATCTCAATATCTCCCGCACTGTAAGTACTCCAGCTACTATCAAAGATATTATAAAAAGTTTCAATATTTCCTAGTGTACCGCCAAGAGTCTCAGCAATGAATGTTTTATTAGCAGTTATCGATGTTGCACTAATCTCTAATGCTGATGTTGGTGCAGACCCTCCAGTACCAGTTTGGATATCAAGTGTGCCATCTGATTCAAATTCTAACTCAATTACATTACTGGATCCTTGACCATAGTAAGCAAATTGCTGATTATTTTGGGTACTTAAAAGAATATTTTCGTCAAGTACCACATCTTGCTCAAAGGTTGCAGTAGTACTTGTTAGAGTTAATTGTAGTGTTCCACCAACTTTAAATAACATAGAATCCGAAACATTAATTGTGTCTAAAATAAAGTTTGTTGCAGTTCCAGCTGAAGTTACAGCGGCGGAATTAATATTTAAATAAGCGCTAGACCCTCCAACGTTAGCCTGTCCCGCAACATCCAATGTCACCGAAGGTGAAGCTGTTCCTATTCCGACCCTACTACTTGCTGGATCAATGACTAAATCGTTAGTATTAAATGTGATAGAATCAGTACTTGTAATACCCAAACCGTCAGTTGCTGCCAGAGCATTTTTTGTAAAGGATAGACACTCAGATGTACTAACACCAACTTCTAGTGTCGCTGTGGCATTATAGACATTAAGATTATCAAGAATTGAAGTCTGTCCGCCAACCGTTAGGGTATCTCCGGCTGCTAGTGTGTCTGTTTTAATGGTAACAGTTTGACTACCATCACTATGATTAATAATTAGAGCTTCTTCCAGCCCAAAAGCGATGGAATCCTCAGAGTCGTCACCTAAAACTTCAATACCGTTCATCCCAGACATAGTGACGCTACCGGCGGCAGAGACAGTTTCATCGTCTGTAGAGAAGGTTAGTGTAGTAAGCGAATCAGGCCAATTTTCAAAAGTATTTTGCTCAATATCAATTGTTTTATTAGTGAGCTCTTGCTCTGTAGAGGTACCTACAACATCCTCACCAGCTCCTAAACCATGAACTTCATCACTGGCATCTTCATGCTCTTCTAGTCCACTATTGATTATTTGGTCAGCTGTATTCCACTTAACCCGCCCCTCGTTTGGCGTGTCAGTTATTAGAACATCATAGCCATCTATATTTGCCATATGTTTATCCTCATGATTTATAAACTGTTACTATTGTATTAAATATAAAATTTTTGTTAGCTTAAGTCAACGGTAATGTCTGTTAAAGTTGAAATTAATGGTGCATCGTCGCCCATTGGTTCCACTGCTGTAGACGAATCGTTATCAGGGTCTGACTCAGTGTATTCATGAATTGCATCACATGAGATGAATCCCCACGTGTCAGGAGTTAGATCGGCAATAACAAAGTAAACATTTCTTCCACGTAAAAGTGTTGTATTCCAAATTCGTTCACTCATTACGTCTGAGTCTTCGCCAGTTTCTTTAAATAAAATTTTGTCAGTATCAGCATCTACTAGTGCTACGAATTCTGTGTTGGGATGGTTTCCACCGCCAACCATCAAAGCGACCCTGTTTTTCTGAATTGTAAAGGTGCTAGATTTTGCCCAACCTAAACAATCATCCGGATCCCAAGCTTTGCCTAATCCGTATGTACTGGTAGGGTCATCATAATAAGGTGTGTAATGTTTTTCTCGTGTAGCAATGTAAGCATTTCCTGTCATATTACTTGAAATACCATTACGCTCTAAAGGACCATCCCCTATTGTTGGCTGATAATTAAATGCTTGTAGTGCTGTTGGTTGTGTTTCATTATAAGAAATTGTAAGATCTGTTCCATCTTCGGGGGCACCTGTGAACTCAATTATTACTGCAGGATGAATTGTGTATTCTACATACCCACTATAAGTTGTTCGTGTTTGTCCTAAGAATGTGTCAGTTACTCCACTATATGTCACTGTAAACATATCAAACAACCCATCTTGACCTAATAATACATCACTGGCATCTTCACTGTCTTTGTCTGTTAGTGACATTTGAATTGCAGTAGCATCTTCCCAATCACAGCCATCAGGTATTAATTTATATTCACCAACTCCATTTGGCGTTAATCCAGAAACTGTTTGATCATACACTGCCTCGGGGTCTTCAACTTCAAGAATATCTACATCATATACAGTCCAAGTCAGATTTGCATCAATAGAACCACTACCAGTTATAGCAATTAAGTTTTCCATTGCTGATGAACTAGCAGTATAATTTAAACTATCATACACGGTATATGGATCGCCTACAGTAAAGTCAGCTCCTAAGAATGTTAAATAACCACGCCCAGGCCCGCCAGTACAAGTTCGTTTACCAGCCATAATAAACTCGTTGCCAAATGTGGTATCTTCATAGAACTCAATAGTTTGTAACGCTCTGTCGTATGTCGAAGATAAACCATCGGTATCATAAGGAGAGTTCCACCCTGTTAACAGGCTATCGCTAGTGGTGTGGTTTGTCTGTGCATAACCATCGCCAGCAATATCAACGAAAAATAAATGCCATTCCCCATCTGCATAAAATAGAGCAGCACTTTCAGGTAAATGAGCACTTGTATCAGGAGAATCATCACGTAATAGTAAGGGCTCACCTAAATCAGTCCATGTTATAAAATCAGTTGTTGACGCTATTGATAAACCTTGATAAGTATTAACCCCATTAATATAAACTTCAGCAGTATTAACAACATACCAAGTATTTGTACCATTAACATCTATTGGTCCTACAATAGATGGGTCACGGAATACTCCATTCCAGGGTTTTGTGTCATCATCTGGTAAATAATGCATCCATTTATCAGAGCTACCATCATAGTGCCAGTCAGTAGGATCAATGACAGGGTTATTTGCATAGCGTGTCCAAGTAAATCCATCATCGCTAAATGCTAACCCCATTTTTTGGTTGATCCAGCCAGGATCTCCTGGATCAGGATCACCGTTATCAACGCCAGTGTAAAGCATTATGTAGGTACCTAAGCCATACAGTGCATGTCCTTCAGTAGTGTTAAAGGGATTGCGAATTGTATCAGGTGCCCACACATAAGTTCTTTCCCACGATTCGCCCTCATCACAAGGTAAAACAGGATCCTGGCTTGTCCAGTTCCGTAAATCATAGCTCGTCCAATGACCAAAATAAGGTTCATCACCAACTAAATTTGACCAAGGCGGATATGAGTCTTTTGTAATTTTGTTTCTAAGAGCGTAAACATGATAAAGGTTAGTATCATCTTTTAGGATACAGAAATCTTTTGGGTAATGTTCTGTATCTTCAATTAGAAACGGTTGATTAAAGTTGATTTCCATACCGCTTGCACTAATACCACTAAGGTATAAGTACTCAATATCACAGTCTGCAATTGCAAACTCATCATCAAACCCATAGTCAGGCTGTCCCCATTGTACAAAAGGAACATCTCCTGAAACAAAGTTTCTTGCAGCCGTTTCTACTGTATGATAAATATCATCTACTTCAACAGTAAATCTATAACTTGTATCTACAGGAGGGCGTTGATCCGGCACATATGTAGGTAGAACAGTTTGTGCGCCTGTAACAGTAACACTTAAACCACTCTCTGTTAAGTACTCATAAGTTGGTGAGTTGAAGCGTAATTTATAAGTAAGGATATCATCTTCGGCATCTTCAACTATAATAGGAACTTCAATTGATAAACCACTTGGCTCATAAATTAACAGATCTTCAGTTAATGTAACTTGCGGTTCACGATTACCAACTAATTGTGTTAATCCTAAAGGTGCAATTTTGGTTGTAAATTGCTCAATAATATTATCATTATTTTTTTCTTTAATACCAGCTAAGTAGAGCCTATTAGTTTCCTGTAAGAAGAGTAAGTTTTTAAGTGTGAGAACTGTAATCTCATCACCATTCTCTTCAAGCATACCGCTAATCAGCGTAATGTCTTTAACATAATCAACAATATTAATACCTGAACCAATTAAGTCATACTTATCTACATAGTCACCATACTCATATTCAAAGTATTCAAGTGGATATGGAATTTCATAAACAACATAATCTGTGCTGCCTGAAGTTACAAACTTAGCAAAAGTTGAATCTTCTCCAGACCATGTAGACTCGAACCAACTATCTTCATAAGTGAAGGGCAATCCTTTAATATACCCATAAATATCTGTTAAAGTTTCCACTGTAGGTGGATGACGAAGTTTGGCGCTTAAAGCGTGTGTCCAGTTCATCAAATGCTGAGCATAGTATTGCTTATACTCATAGTTTGTTAGTAAATCTTCATCTACTCCACTCAGATAAGGAGGGTACTCACCATTTTCAATTAAAGTTGTTGGAGATGTTTCTCCAAATCCAGGGAAGAATATATTTTTAAGAGTAGGAGCTAAGATTAAATTACTTGTACTTAAAAATCTTTCTCCATTTAAAATTTCAAGATCGCTTGTTTCAAACTCATCAAAGAATTTGATATAGCGCATTTGGTATAGTTCATAGTCTGTACCTTCTACAAGAAGTTGCCCAGTAGTTTCACCACTTAATGTGGGAACACTTAAATAAAGATCATTACCAGGAAGTTCATAGTAGTAATAGCCAGCACTAAATTTAGACCAGTTATCATTTGGTAGTATAGTTTTGTATACTCCATCAATAGTTCCTGCATATACTGTTCCTGAGATTACTTCTAGTGTTAAAGGCTTACTACTATCAAGAGTAGAAGAGATGTTTGTAAATGTACTACCTGCATCTTCAGCATAGAATACACCTGTAATAGTTGAAGCCACAATTCCAGACTCATAAACTTCTAGTGCATCAACAGAATCCTGACCTGACACAATTATGGCAGTTGTGACTTCATCCCACTCACCAGAAATTGTATACGAGTATAAACCATCAGGACTTCCAACATATAAACTATTACTTGATACAGGATCAGCAATTAACGAAACACAATGTTCTGGCTCAAGTTCGCCAGAAATAGTTAACCATTCTCCGTAAGTTCCTATGTCGCCCTGTAATATGTTTGGGTCATAAACATAAAGACCTGCATCAGTACCTATCGTTAAGTAGTCATTTACCCATTCAGTCGAGTACAGAGTTTCGCCCGAATAAGTATAATTTTCTTTAGTAGACAAATCAGTAAAGGTATATTCAGTAAGATAGTTTAAATCCCCTAAATAAACTTTATTATTTGTATTTGAAATGGCTGCAATTGATGTATCATGAGCTGCAATTTTATCAAAAGCAGTTGAAGAATAAACAGAGGTCCATTGTGCAGTTTCTTTTTTATAAACACCTAGACTTGTTAATAAAAATAAAGTAGTACCATCATCTGTTAAATCTTTACAAACAAAAGTCTGGCCAAACAGATTTAGAGTAGTATCTTCCCATCTTTCTTGATCTGTGCTCTTGTAAATTCGTTTAGAAGTTAATGCATAAAGAACTCCATTAAACTCGTGTACCTTTAGTATTTTTTCTTCTAATCGTCCACGCTCTTCTGCATAATCATCCTCTAAGTAAATGTCATAGTACTTATACACATTCTCTAAATAACCACGAGAGTAATCCAGCGCTTTTAATAAATTATATTGATACAGGTCATAATGAAGACCTCGGATCCCCTCTAATAGAGCAGTCCAATAATCTTCAATTACCTCTCTATCGCTGTCGTACATAAGATTATAGAACGACGACGTATAATCCCAGAGAGCTTTAATTTCAAACGTTAAAGACGGATTAAACATGTATCACCTAAATTTTATTTAGTCCCAGGAGTTCTTGTTTGTCAGTATAGAAACGCCCAATGTCTGTACTTGGAATTTCATAACTAGTGCTTGTTAGCGTATCAGTATAAAGATCATAATTATATGAGTATCGTCTTATTGTTATACTCATATCAGTATCTACAAAATCTGCACCTTGTGTGTATAAGAATGCTACAATATCGGATTTATCTAACCGAGTATCAGTAAGAGCGTTAATATATGCTGCAAGTGCTTCTCTCATTAAGTTTTCTTCAAGTCCGCCTGAGTATGAAAGATTACTAACATTAACAATTGCAGGAGGCATAGTTTTGACTAAGTAGTCAGTCCCAGGGAAGCGATGTTCATCGCTATTAATGAAAGATTCAATATCATCCCCTGTGGCCCAATACTTATAAATAATGTCAATAATAGTTCCAGTTAAATCATCAGTAGTGTTAAAACTAATTTTGTAATTTGCATCAGTTGAAAATTCATATCCAGTATTTACACTTGCTATACTATAAGAATCTTCATCTAATTCAGTTTGTGATAAATGCAATCGTAATGCAGTAATTTCTTGTATCGGCCCCGTAACAGTCGAGAACAAATCTTGTATATAAAGGTTGTTTCCAGTTAGTACAGTGGTTAAAACACCGTATTGAATATTTGAAGGTTCGTGACAATAAACATCAATTGAGTTACCTTTGTGAACTCCTTCTAATTCAAAGTTAGAACAACTAGCATAGTATGTTCTGATTGAATGATTAGAGTCCTCAGAGAAATCATTGGTTACATAAATATAAGTTTGAGTTTCTGGATCATACTCAGTTACATTAGATACATATGCGTTATCTTGGTTAATATCATAACCAGCTCCAGGACGAGGGCCTGAATTAGCTGCGTGTGCAAGAACATTAATATAACCATTTAAATCTTTATAGTCACTTAAAGGTGTAAAGGATCCATTAATTCGTTGTTCAGCTCTAGAGCCATCAATAGTAGCCGTGTGTCCTCCTACGTACTCCCATGCACTTGTGGTATAGTTTCGTACCCACAGTCGTGTACGACTGTGGCCAGCATCATCAATTGCGTATTGAGTTGGATCATAACCAACTCCATAGTAAGTAAGTGTGAGTGGCCCGCTATTTGTAAAGTATTCTGAAGTAGGCTTAAACTTAAATAACTGCATTGGGAAAGTTTCAGCAAACGAGCGTATTAACAAGTTATCATAATACCACTCATTATTTCTAGTCTGTGCTACAGCAATACCGAAGTGATCTCCCGCTGCTTGTGGAACATACGGAGGGTAAGTTTGTCCGCGTGATAGCGTACGATTTTCATTTAACAAGCTGTCTCCAGCTGGATCTAAGAGCGGATCCCAAACCCAAGCGTCTACAGCTAGTTTTTCATAAATTTTAAAGTTGTATTCATACCAAGTATTTGGCTCTATCCAAACTTTTGCAGCCTGCAAGAATTGGTTCTTTCCACCTGTTTGATCCCAAAGTTTTTCAGTACTAATCCATACTTCTTCTTGAAGAATATCATTATCAACTAAATACACATTATACTTTAAGTATCCATTGTCAGGTTCTTTGAGAGCAGCAGCTGAACCAAGTTGAGTAATAGCTTCTGTTACAGTTACACCATACACTTCATAAAAATCTGTTTGATGAGCGTCAGTGGCACTTAATCCGTTATTTGCACAATCAATTAAATATGCAGGTTGTTTCTTCCAAGCTATACCAAAACCATCATGCGGAGCATAAGTAGAGGCATTACGCATTGCAGTGATGTAAGACATCTCTCCGAATTCGGTGTCATCGGTTGTATTAAATCGTCCTGAAACTTGTATTCCTGTGTGCTGGTCTAATTTTTTATGAAAAATTGGAGCAAGATTATTAAGATTTTCTTCCTCTAATAAATCACCAAATTGATTGAAGATTTGTAAAATATAATTTTCCATTAGGCGCTTTCTCCTCCATCTTCAAATGGATCGTCATCAATTTCTTCATTATCTGTTACAACTACATCTAGTAATTCAGATAAGTATGTGAACAATCCGTTAATTGTGGAGTATGGTAATATAACGTTTGGATCTAAGTTTGTAAAATCATAGTACTTACCTAATCGTAGGTATCCATTTTCTACATTTACTTCATCAATATAATAAAGTGTATGCGTAGGATTAGTACCATCGTTAACTAACCACTGCCCACTAGCAAGCACAGTTTGTAGATCAATCTGAACATTAGGATCTCCTACATCCTCAAAGTATTCCTGAACAATTGTATATTCATCTTCTTGTGCATAGAGTGGATCATCTCTAAAGTACAGACCTTTATAAAGCTCATTTGAGAACTCTCCTGAAAAAGCAGTGGGAGAGGGAAGTGAGACTTGCTCAGTTTCATCAATGTCAACAAAATTGCCAGTTAAGGCTAAATGTTCTTTACTCGGATAAGTATGTTCTCCAGAATAAACTAAGTAATAGTCTTCTGTTTTTAAGTCTTCGACTAACTGATACTCTTCAACAATGTCACGCTTCATTGCTTCATCGCCTGCACCAACAATCACAACATCAGTTAATCCTGAGAAGTTGTCTGCTAAAAGCTTCTCAATACCTGCTACAGATGCAGTAGTTGGGTTATAAAAGGATGTTATAATACGTTCATAAAATTCCGCATTAGTCTCTCTATCAGTTCCAGCACTTGTAGCTTCTAAATTTGTTATTCTGGCAGGAGTGATTGCTAGAGATAAGTTTCTTACAATTGCATTAGCAGCAACATTATAATTTTCCCCCGCTTGAATTCCTCTAATAGCAATGGGACCAGTATTATAATAAGGATAATCATCTCGATTTAGGACCATTGTTCCTTGAGTAATCGAGTAATTAATTGTAGTCTCAAACACTTTATTTCCAGTAGAGTCAGAAAACTGAGTTCCAATAGGAATTGTAAGTGTTCTAGGCTCATTAAAATACAAGACTACAGTACCAGTCGAGTATGCTCCAGTATTACGCTCCATTAGGAAATTAGCGGCAATTGCGTCCATTGCCTCTTCACTAATTAAACTTAAATCTTCCAAAGACTGGTTATTTAAGATTAGGTCTTGCTTGGTAGTATAATCCTTCAAAATTGATACTAGAGGATTTATTAAGAGGTCAGAAACTACACTTCCAGGTCTTACATCAATCTCTGGATTAAGTTGTTTAATTCGTTCTCTTACATAGTTTACAATTTCAACAGCCATAAATTTCCTTAGATAGTCACTGTGAGTGTTGTTTTATTTTCTAGATTAACTTTAATTGATAAAACCCAGCCCCACGCTGCCTCATCAAAATACACATCAACAAGTTCTAATGAACTTAATTTTTGCGCGGCTGGAAGGTTTGGTATAATTGCTTGTTCTCTTAGAAGCTCGTCTTCAATGTCTTTAAGAAAGATCGGAAATAAAGCAGCAATTCGTGTTTTGTTCTCATTATCTACAAATCTGAATAGCTCAGGAATGTTAGTACCGATAGTAGGATTTAAAGAGTCAGTTCCTTCTAAAGTTAATATACGCTTAACTATACGCTGAATCAAGTTAAAACTAGAACTAGTTTTAGTTACTCCAGTTGGAAAAGATACGGACAGTCTTCCATCTTCGTCAAGATTGATTATTTGAATATCTTTAGTCATAAGTCCTACGCTAAGATTCGAGTTAATTGTTTTTGAATATCAACAACATAAGCTAATTGAGTATTAGTTGTGTTTGCAATGCGTTCACGATCTTCTTTAAGCTTTTTAACAAAGTCGCCTAATAAACTATCGAATGAACTTGAAATGAAGTTTTTAAACATAGAGAAGGAAGGATCACACAAACCGGGGATCATATTACCCTCTGCTAATAGTGTCACAATACTTCCTAAATTTCCGTTTCTAAAGCTATCAAGTAGCTGATTAAACACATTCATATCATCAAGACCACCAATGAAGTTATTAAACTCACTAACGATTAAATCGTATGCGGGCAATGCCTCAATTCCTGAGATAATACAATTACACATGTTAATAACGTGCGAGTCAATACCCATTTGCTCACTCATCAAAAAGTCCATTTCCTTGAGTTCAGCTATTTTGTATGACACCTGACCAGCAAAAATTGCAGGTATAGCACCAACAACAGCATTCTTTCCAAGAGTAATCGCGCGATTAACAGGCTGGTCAGTTAAGGTGAATTGGCCATTAGGCGCAAAAGGACTGCTAGGCATTTCACCATTTAAGTACCCGGCTAAGTTAGTCATACAACTTTCAACATTTTCTGGAACAACAGTACTAATAAATTCTTGACTAAATAAATCAGGATTTAGCCAACTGGAGTCACCTGACAGTGGGTTTTGATATAAACTATCCAATACACTTTTTTGCTGTGCAAGCCGTTTTACCCATGCCACACGTTCAGACATGCTGGGATTATTGATAGCAACTAGCCGATTATTTGATACTTGTAAGTATGTACCAACTTCGTTTTCAATCTCTTTAAGTTCATTTAATACAGGCACTAACATCTGAAGAGCTTTTGCGGCAACTTGATCAATTGTAGATAAGTTACGATTATGAGTTGTTACATACTTTTCATACTCAGCTACTTTTTGTGTTAGTGCAAGAACTGTATTCGCCTTTACACCTTGTATAAACTCAGATAAAATTCCTCCAAAAGCTTGTTGAGCTGCTTCATCTAAGAATGAGCCTACATCATCAAAGGTTCCTCCACTAGTTGAGCTGAGGTCTTTAAATTTAGCAAGCTCACGTTCAGCCGCCCAATAGGATACAGGCAAACGGTGTGCTAACGCTTCAAGTGAACTTAATAAAGCATCGCCCATCATGTACAATTTTGCACCAGAACTCAATGAGTCAATGTTAGACGAGAATTCAGCTAGAGCTCCCATAATGCCGTGCTCAGCAATTTCTTGCTCAGCAGTACTAATAGCTTCAGTATAGTTAATTTTTAATTGATCAATTGTACCATTAAAATCAGAGATAAAATCGCTTACACCTATGTCTCCTCCAAAGTGATCATGAATTTCATCTATTGTGTCACCATAAAGAATATGGATAGCTTGTTCAACTTGATCAGAGGCTCGCCCTAAATATGTTGGACTAAAGTGACCAACAACTGTGTCTTCAGTTATACGGTCTGGGTCGATCCTAAACGAACGGCCAATATCACCGCGCGCTCTACGAATATGTTTCCAAGCTGTTACTAGCGATTGGTCTCCGCCTGCAATATGCACATCATTTTGAAGATTCTCAAGCAATTGAAGCGCATTAATAACAGTTAAAAGATCGGGCTTTAATTCTATAATTGCCTGCCGACGTTTTTCTATATAGTATAAAAGTTTACTAGCAAGATTATGAAGAACAATAAGTTGCGCTCCGCCTGCAAGACTTATGAATAAAGCAAAAAGTTGTAAAAGTACGGGAGCTACAATTGCTTCATTTAATGTAACCCACGCCCCACCAATAGTCAGTGAGTTAATAAGTATAGCTGAATCAATTCCAATAATATCCGCGACTAAAATAGCAATTAATATTAACGAGTTTGTAGAAAATACAGACACTGATTTAACTTTATCCATCCACTCAACACTTATTTCTTTATAACGTTTTGCTAAAAGTTCCGCTAACTGAGCAGAAAATTCAGTTATACCACTAATAACAGCAGCTATTTGTGTAGGATCAATTAATAAATTAGTAAGAGGGCCAAAAACCAGCATTGGGTCTAAACCTAAAGACTTGCCAATAATAGTTAACTCATCAATAACCTCTAGTAATTCTGAAACTTGGCTAATTTCTGTAGGTGTAAATCCTTCAACTCCTTTAAGATCAAGGAGAGTTGTAATTAAACACCCTGTCTTTAAACTCATACCTGAGTAACCTCTCTTAATTCTTGCCCAAGTTTTTTCTTACGCTTGGATAATTGTTGTGGGGACATGCCTAACCGGACCGCAATGTCTTTATCTTTCAATTTTGGCATTCCCGCCAGTCCAAACGAATACTCCATTATTTTCTTGTCAACGGGATCAACATCATAGTAGACAAACTCTATTGCCTGCTTTACTTTAAATTGTTCAGGCGAGTAAGGATTTGACATAAACTCAAAGAACCGTCCCATTTCTTCATCGTCACCTGATCCAGCATCAATAGACAAGTCACTGCGTAGCTCAAGTTGAAGCTTTTCAACTTCCGCTACAGGCCATGTCATTGCATCAGCTAATTCAAGTGTTGTGGGCTCCCTGCCTTTTTCAGATTCAAGATTATCATAAATTGTATGATATCTACCAATCTGTCTTGCACGCGGCTCAGGGATATGTCCCACATTTTGATAGTTAATAACAAAACGCTGTAATTTTTTAAGGTAATTAATTACGTGCGTATTTAATTGGGACAATCTAGGATCATAAGTATCGAATGCTTTATAAATAAGTTTCTTAGCTTCCAATTCAATAGAAGCCTTTGGTAAAGACACACCAGCATACTTTCCAACCTGTTGATTGATGATGGGTGCCATTGATTTCATTAACTCTTGCCCTGATTTTAGATCGTTTTGATAACGATACTTGTTCCACAGTAAGAGTTCTTGTTCCTGTCGTGAACTTAAAGCCATTATACTTTACTTCCTGACATGAGTTTTTGTTTTTGTGTAAATATAAATTTATAGAATCTGACTAAATCAGCCCAAGGATAATCGTTATACCACTCTTGATCGTCAACGCCAGCTTTTATGTCATCGATTTGATTATTTAATTCAGTAAAATATGCTGTGTAATCCGTGATAATTCCTGTATTAATTAATTTAGTTTTAGTAACGCTGTCTTCATTTTTATTGTAGGACTCTAGTTTTTCTTTTAGTGGGTCCACAAAATCAGCTTTAACTTTTTCTTTTAATTCTTTAAGATTCCCGGCAGTGAGAACTTGTCGATTTGCCATAATAATATCTACATCTACCATAACACCATACATAAGAGTGAGTAATTCACTGGCTGAAGTAATCAACTCAGAGGCTGTTTTTCCTAGCTTGGCTAAGTAACTTTCAACTTTACTGTGATACTCAAGATCGTCATTGGTAATAACAGAACTTGCTGTAAGTACGTGATCTGTAACAATCCAAGACATTCCAAACTCTATAGTTTTTTCTCTATTAGCAGATTTACGATAAGTAAAGTTTAAGGGATACCCCCAAATCGTGTGGTTCATCACTTTCATGACTGCAATACGATCATTATCTACTAAGTTGGTTCCTCGTAATTGTTTGTTATAGAGATCTAGTAAAGCTGTACCATGGAACAACTTACCTTGTTCGTCCTGTGATGCATAATCAACCGCTACACCAGAGAAAGAATAAATTTTAACAGACTCGCCAAAAAGAAATACTGACGAAGCTCCAAATGTATTACTAATCTGAGCACGTTCTTTAGAGGCTATCTCCATTGTTTGCAGGTAAAATTTATTGGTCATATGATAAAGAAAAGGACCGCCAACATGTTTAACAAATATAAACGCACCAACATTTCCTAACTCTTTAATTTCTTCTGCTAGTCCTGTAGGCTGAGCTTTTTCATGTCTGCTTGGTTCTAAGACAGCCCCTAAAATATTTCCTGCAGCGGCGTCTGGAGTTTGTAAGCCTAAGTATTCGTCAAATACTTGTGTAGCGGAATCAAACCCTTGTGTTACCAGTCCTGTGACTTGGTCTGAAATTGTTGACATTATTTACCTCGTTACAATAACGGAATTTTTCTTAATTGTGGAATCTTCTAAGTATGCTCTAAAAGCTTCAATAACATGGTCAGCGCGCTTTTTAGAGAAAGGGCGATCAGTTACGGCGCCATACGGGATAGTTTTATCTTGTGGTGGGTCTGCTTTAACTATTGCTTCAGCAGCTGCGACTGTATATTCAACATCAGTATCCACATAATCTTTTGAATACTGAGGTACGTATGAAGTAGTACCATCAGTGTCTGTTGTTACTTCAACACCTAAAAACTTAAAATACTCGTCTCTAGATGTAAGTTGTCGGTGATTGTGTGTTTTAATATACTGCGGCTTATTTTTTATTGAGTTAAAGTCTGTTTTAAGAACTCTAATTGCTTGGATAGTAGCAGACAAAGCTTTAACAGAGTCTAGTTTATCATCGACTTCGACTGCAAATCCAAGACTTCCAGTATTAGGGTCTCGAGCAAAGGTCATTAACGAACAATCATAAAATTCAGTCTTTTCACTAACAGAGGGAGAGATATTCTTATTATACTCAGTTCCAGTGGTTGGGTCTTTTAATGGGGTAGGTTTTTTGGTAGCTTTTTTATAAGGTGTCCAATTATACCACTGAGAGTCAGCACCAAATAACTGTGCTTTAACAGCTGAAGGAATATCAGCTAACTTACCTTTTTGAACATAAGGGTATAGTTCAATTCCAATATTATCGTAGTTGTAGAAATTCTCATCATACCACATCGGTAGTTTTGGAAATACATCATTAGTTAAATTATATAGTGGATAACTATTTGATTCGCCGTCAATTAAGGCGGTGAAGTCTGTGTCATCCCAGACAAATCTTGTAGATGAGAATGTTAACGTTGATGTCGCCCGACCTTCCGAGTTAATACTAATGTTTTGACCAGACAGTAGACCAACAATCGAGGGCGATCCATCGTAGTCAAAGATTAAACCAGGAAACCCTACAATACGATACGGGTTATAATCAGTTTCCGCTGTGCATGTTCGTGCTTGATAACGACGCTTTAAGAATTCGGCATCAGTATAACGAATAAGCATTGTATCTACAGTTTCACGAAGTTCTTTTTTCTCATCTTCTGTAAGCTCGGGTTTACCATCTATACCTAATTTTTTCTTAGCTCTACCAATCATATAAAGCTCAGAGAAAGTGGGTATGTTAATGTTCCCACCATGCAGCCGTCCACGATAAGTTTCTTCAGGAGTAAATCCTAACAGAGGTTTTGGAGGCTTGCTACTATCTTTGCCAAGTGCAAGTCCTGGGGACATATAAACTGGCAATAGAGTACTTGCTGCCATACCACTCTCACTACCTTCTGCAAGTGTTACTCGGTCTAAATTAGATACGAGAGCAGTAGGCTCTGCATCAAAATTACGAGATGTACTCACAGAATGCAGCTCGGTCGGAAATACAATATTAGATTTAATAGGAACTGCATACGAAAGGTCAGGCACAAAATACCCACGCATCGGAACTTTTTTACCTGCTGTGTCTGGCGAGTTGCTGAGTGTGTATGCCGCAGGAAATGTTAACGACATATTATAGTATCCACCAAATAACATTAATAAGTCATAAAAATTTAAAACATTAGTGCCACGAATCATCTGTTTGATAACTTGGGAATTAGTCGTCTCTATCTTGGTGGCAATTAAGCCTGCTTGGCTAGGAAAGCCAAAGAATGTATTAGAAATGTCTAGAGCTTGATCCATAAGACCGTAGTAAAAGCTTTGCTTTTTAAAGTTCTTTAAAAGCTCTCTAAAGATTGTATGTGTATTACCTTCTACTTCAGGCTCTAGGTTATAGGCTTTTATAGCATTAATGAAGAACTGATGAATACCTAAGATGTTTGAATGTTCCATCTTCTCAGTATTTTCTGAAGCTTCTACACTATCAGTGCCGGGTGGATTCATCTCGGATGTCTTAAGTAAGTAGGCGCCTGCAAATTGTGAAGTATACTGAGGAAGATAGTCCACAGCAAACTTTTGTATTTGCTTCCACCTGTTAATTAAAGATTTCGCATGTATTGCTGCTTGACGAGAATCTGCAGTTTTAATATAGTTAATACCTGCTGCTTCACCTTCAAACATTAAAAAACTTTCTACAGGCTCGTTAGGTATCTTTCTCTCACCAAAAACCTGTACAAGGGTTCCAGGCAATACTTTTAAAGCGCCTGATTGTGGAGGAAATGTAACCGTACATGTTGGTGGTTGATTAACTTGTTCGTTAATCGAAACTGTATTAAAAGGTACTTCAATACCTTCTAAGTACAGCGAACAATTAATACTAGTTAAATTTGTTGGAGGCATTTTATTACTTTAAAAGTTTGGTTTGAATTTCATTAAAAATATCAGCTAATTGGTGAGGATCAATTCTAATTACATTGCTTGAGTCCTCTAACGATTCTTTCATTAATTCACCTTGAACTCTAGTTAAAGAGTCATCTGACTTCATCATTTTTTCTGCTCTTCGATGCTGTTCTATTTTTTTATCAGATACAAAATCTTCATATGTAAAATCAGCATCTAGTGGTTCAGCGCCAGTTTTTAAACCAGCTTTAACAGCCAATTTAAAAGCAAACGCTTTGCCTTTATCTAATAATCCTGGTGTAGCAGCTTCCGCTTGTGCTACACTTTTTTCAGTGTCTTCTAATTCAATGTAGGTATTAGCAACATCTTCTAAAGTTTTATCAGCGGAGCCCCACTGGAATGGTGATTCTTCTGCTAAACGTGAGTTAATGCTGTTTAAATTTTTAGCTAACTCGGCAATACGATTTGTTGATGCGCCAGATCTAACTGCCTCATCGAATTCTTTTTTAACCATGTCTCGGTCACTTAGTACTTGAATTAAATGTTTGTCTTTAACAATTTTACCAAGTCGTTCTTTTTGACTTTTCATTAATTCTTTGTCATCTGATAAATCTCTTCTAGCAATAAGCTCGTTTCGGGACTCTTCGAGTATTTGAAATTGCTCTGGATGAAACTCTTTTAAACCTGCTAAAAGTTTAGACTCTTTTGTTTGAAGTTCTTTTTCTGCCTCTTTACTAATTGGGCCTTCTACATCCATAAACGTGTAAACTGATTTTCGTCCTGTCAACGTGTCTATTTGCTCCATATTTTCTTCAAAAGTACTGTCTTTTGAAAATGAAATGAATCCTTTGGCTTGATTAACTGTATCGAGAGACAGTTCGTTAACTTTAACTTCTTCAGCTTGCTGCTCCATACGATCAAAAGATTCAATTTTTGAAATTAACCTCTTAGCATCATCTCCACTATATATTTTAGTATCGTAAGGCGTTAAAGCCCTTCCTAAAACAGGGTTAGTGGTTATTATTGGTGCTGGTCCTGGCCAAACCTGGATCCCTAGTTTTTCAAAAGTAGAGCGACCCCGGCGTTGCTCTACAATCATGTCGCCCCCATCTAAAAAATCAGCTCCTAATAAACCCCTTAAGTTAGATACTCTTTGCTCAATTTCTTCGCGCTCAGCCCTTGTGCGACCAACGTTTTCGCCTGTTAAAAAACTTAATGAAGCATCTCTGTTTGTTTGATCAGCATAAATTTCACTCTCTTCTCGGCTTGTTAATCCTTGTGAAAAACTCTCCCAATTTCTTTGATTTATTCCTAATTCTCGAGTTACAAAGTTACTAGCGCCTCTATAAATTGCATTAGCGGGGTCAGTAAATGCGCCTGTAAAATTATCTTTTATTTCACCCATTCGTGCTTTAAAGCGCTGACCAATCGTTGGCTCTTCCATTGCTTCTTGACTTTTACCTTGGAAATATCCAGTCATTTCTTTTTCAGCAATAATTTGTGGGTCAGTTCTAAATAATGCAACATTTGCAGCTGCAGTATTTCTGTCCCAACCATAGCGCTGCATTAATGTACCTGCAAGTTGTGCATCTGTAACTCCTTCTCCCATTGATTGCTCATTAAGCACCTCTAGCACTGGATTAATTTGATTAACAAGCATTTCTCGTGTGCTGAACTCGGCCGCATCAGAAGGGGCAGTAAACATTCGACCCATATATTCTAAAGGCGTCATTCCATAGTTTGCGTCCATAATTCCAAACGCTGTTGGATCAGCACCTGCTTGCATAGCTTTTAAAGTTCTAATTCCAAGCGGGCTTTGGTAAAACTCCATTGTAGTTGCCATCATTTGCTGTGCTGCAGCTCCAGGTCCTCCAAGAGCAGCTACAGAAATTTCACCCATAGGTGTGGATCTCATAGCTTCTGCTTCTATACGCGAACGCATCATTAGATCAAACCCTGTTCCTGGAGCAACTCCAGCTGTAGTAAATAGCTGTTTAGCGCCTTCCATTGCAAACGACATTAACTCATTTGGGTCTCGTCTAAATGTTTTTCCAAGACCACCAACAGAAAAAGCCAGTTCTCCAGCATCACCTAAATCTGATACACCAAATTGCTGAACCTCTCTCATTACTTCTACAGCTTCTTGTCGAGTAATTCGTAACGCGTGCATTACTTCCTTTACATTACTCATTAAATCTCGAGAAGTTTTTAGAAACTGATCTACGTCTTGTGTTTTTTCAAATCCGCCTAAGTTAGCAAAATCTAGAATGGTGCCTTGAATTTCATCTTGATCTATTCCCTTAAGCCTTAAATCAGGAGATCGTTCAAGTTCTTGGAGCCCGCCGGCAGCCGTTAAAGACTCATGCCAATCAAATTCCCCACTCTTAAATGAACGTGACATTCCACGAATTGTTAGAGCAAGCTCATCTCGCTGCTTCTCACGCCCTGCCCCATAATGTAAATAAGCTCCTGTTGCAAAACCTAGGGGTCCACTTAATCCCATAACTGCTGTAGAAACACCAATTTCCGCAGCTCCTGCACTTAAACTTCCTACACGATCTGGCCTAAATAAAGCAGCCCGAGCCTCATGTTGATACTCTCTTATAGACAACGGCATCTGTGAGTCCCAGTCAAAACCAATCGCAGAATTTCTAGCAGTTCCAAAGAATCCTTGATTGTTGATATTATGTAGAATTTGGTTATAAGCATTGGGAGCGCCACTAGGATACCGGCTTATTGGTATCGATGGGACTGTCCTCATTAACTCACCTATATCTTGACTAGCCCGCTGCGCTGCTAATCGCGCACCCTCTGAAAATTGAGAGAGTTGATCTTTAACAGCGCCTAGCTGTGACGTATCAATTTGACTAAATGCTTCTCCTAATCTATTAACAAGATTGTTCTGTTGGAGTGTTGCCTCAAAAGCCAGAGGTTCTGTAGGAGTTGTAAAGTTAGAAATAGGCGAAGCCAGTGAAGTATTAATACGATCTCTAACATCTGCTAGTTTTCTAGCTAGATCAGTATCATCTATTTCAATTTTATATTTAACTGTCTCTTCTGGCATCCTTCTTCACCTTTTTCGTGAAAGTTTCAACATTACTAGAGAGGTCCTTTTTAACAGGGTCTCCCTTTTTAATCGTTAGAGGTGTCCCGAATAAACCGCGCATAGCCTCCATATCCTCAGCCAGTTGCTTCGATTTAAGAGTCTTCTTCGGTTTAAGCTGTATTAAGTTGTTGTATTTTTCCATTAAGGTATTGAAATCCCCAACTGCACCCTGATCCGTATTTTTAAGTAAAATCGCTTTGACTAGGAGCAGAAATCTCATCTCTTCAATTGCATCTTGTCGGGATAAATACTGCATAGATACCGACTCTTGAAGGCTCTGGGGAGCTCCTATATCAAGGTTATTTATTCTTGCTCGGAGTCGGTAGAGGCTGGTTCTGTCTCGAAAAACGTGTTTTCGATTTCTTCGCCTGTAAGAGCTTTTGCTAGAGCAGTCTCAAAGGCTTGCTGTTGTTTAATCATATGGTCAATAACAGCTCCCGGAAGTTGCCCTAGTAACTCTCGGGCTTCCTCAACATCTTTAACTTCTTTACCGTTATAAGATGTAAGTACATGACTTAAAATAGACAAAGAGAACCCATGCAAAACTGCAGCGGGCCCGTCTTTAGATGAGGACATTTCTTTTTCAATGGCTAACTGGCTTTCACTAGTTAAGTTGGTAATCTTAGCATCTATCTTATCTTTAATAATTTCAATCTCATGTTGGCAGGATCCCTGTAAAACAAAATCTTCTACCATTTGTGACGGACTAAATTCTTTTTCTGGCATTATATCTTTCGGTTAGTATGTGTAATTTGTTGGTTCTATTTAATATAAGTATATCAAATACCCAGGTCAATAACAATTTAATTTTTGGTATAAGAAAGAAGAGTAAATATCCTTGAGTTTTTAGCACAATCATTTATATTAAACACTATGAGCAAACCAACAATCACACTAGACAGTAAAGCTACGATTACGGGGTTGACAAAAGAGCAATCTAATGCAATTATGACAGACCTTACAATCGCAAATCCAGCCTTCTCTAAAGCCCAGAATATAGGAGTAACTCCTTTTGGTATACCTAGAGATTTCAAATATTACATGAAGAATGAGAAAAGCCTACAAGTTCCAATTGGGTACATAGCTAATATTCATAAACACATCAACTCAAAAAATACAGATATCATAGATAATCGAAAAACATATAGAAATGAAAAATACTTTAATAAACATAAACTCAAGGAACACTTACAATTAAGAGATTATCAAACTGAAATTGTTACAACGTGTTTAAATAAAACCATTGGAATTGTAGAAGCCATGACAGGTTCTGGCAAGAGCCTAGCGTACATTGATCTTATTCTAAAAAGAAAAGAACCAACATTAATTTTAGTACACACTATTGAATTAGCTAATCAAACAATACAAAATCTAGTAAACCACACTACTATTACTAAAGACGAAATAGGTTTTATTGGTGCAGGTAAATTTTATTTAAAAAATATAAGTGTTGGACTGTTACAGACAGTTACGCGGCTAACCGATGATAAGTTACAAAAAATAAACAATATGTTTGGGCAAATAATTTGCGATGAGGTACAATTAAGCTATTGACAAACTCCATATTAGTACGTACACTAAAAAGTATGAAGAACCAAATTCTTACTTTATACAAAAAAGGATATTCCGCGTACCAGATTATGGAAGAATTAAACATTTCGTCTAAAAGAGAAGTTTATAAAACTTTACATGAACACGGAATTGTTAGAGATTATGATCACTGTCATACACCAATTGACAGAAAAAAAGATTTTTTTGCTGACATAGACACAGAAGAAAAAGCTTATTGGCTTGGATTTCTTTACGCAGACGGTTGTGTGCATTCACACAATCTAGGCATTAGCTTAGCTTTACATACAAAAGACATAGAACACTTAAGTAAGCTTAAACAGGCATTAAATCTTAAAAACAAAATACAGAATGTTAAAGGTCATAATACAAAACGATTAGAATTTACTGACAAACAAATGCACACAGACCTAATAAAACAAGGATGTATACCTAAAAAATCTTTGATTTTAAAACCACCTGAAAATGTTCCAGATCATTTAATAAGACATTTTATTAGAGGGTTGTTTGATGGTGATGGGTCAATTTATATAAGAAAAACAGTGTGTAGAGCTGGTTTTAGTATAGTAGGAAGCAAACCAATCATAACTTGGACTAAGGATGTATTGCGTCTTCCAAATAAAATTAGTGAAATAAAGTATAGTAAAACCTTAGATCAAATAACATGTTTTCGTATTTCAACTTCAGATAATAAAAAAATTAAAGAATTATATAAATATTTATATAATGATACCTCTGTTTGTTTGGAACGAAAAAAAGAAATGTTTAAAAAAGCATGTGCCGTTTTTGATTGAAAAATCAGAAATTATAATTGGGCAAAAACGGAGAAGGCTGATTAAATGAGCTAATTCCGTGCTAACTAATTAGATAGCGTAAGGCTAATTAGCAGTGTAGAGCGTAGTAGATGAATAAATATAATTCTACCAAGAGTGTCCGATACCTAAGTACTTACCAGTATAAGGTAAAAAAGTACGCCGAACTTATAAGCTAATTATAAGAACTAAAGAATAAAAAGTCTTTAGGATAACAAATTGACATATTGTCGCAGCACAAACATATTATAGAGCGCTAACAAAACTAACCGCAAAGTATAAATTTGGTTTTAGTGCTACCCCCAGAAGAGAAGACGGATTAACTGAGGTTATATTTTTAGCCACTGGTCCTAAAATCCATACAGTAGAAAAAAAGAAATTAGAGAATGTTCTTATAACTCCTACTTTTGAAGAAATAAAAACAGACTATTATTTTCCGCTTTTCAGTACTACTGAATATCAGGAAATGCTGAATGATTTATCACAAAATCATGCCAGAAACGAGCTGATCCTCAAACAAGCCGAACTAAATAAAGACAAATTTATCTGTATCCTTAGCTCTCGACTATCACAGGTCGAGTACTTGAACAGTAAAATAAAGGGGTCCGAAAAACTAACTTCCAAAATGCCTAAAAAGAAACGGGCAGAAATTATGAAACGACTTAAAGCTGGAAAGATTAAAGTTATTATTTCCACTTACGGTCTGTTTAGCACTGGAATTGATTTTCCAAGCTTAGAAGTTTTGTTTTTAGCAGGACCTATTAAATCCGAAATTAAAATTAGGCAGTCGGCTGGAAGACTAATGCGCAAAGCTATGGGAAAAACTAGTGCTGCCATTATAGATTTTCATGACCACAAGGTTGACCTACTACACTCGCAATTTCTTAAGAGAAAGCGAATAATAAAAAAGATAATGAAAAATGATTAAAAAAATTAATACATATCCCAAAGATAAAGAAACTTTATCGAAACCCTGTGAAATGGTTGAGCCTGTTTTAGATTCTCCAATGTCCGACAGTCCTTTTTGGGGACCTGATGTTGTGCAAACTATTGAAAATTTAAAGGATACTGCACAGGAACATAAAGACAAATGTCTAGGATTGTGTGCTAACCAAATCTGGGATTCACCTGACGAACCTTGCCCTGCAATTTTTATATCAATCTGGCCTGTAACTACAAAAGATGGTAAAGAAATTTATGCTTGGAGAGAGTTTATTAACCCTGTTGTAGTATCAAACGGTCCTACTATTAAAATGGAAGAAGGTTGCTTAAGTTTGCCTGACCGTAAACCAAAATCAGTCAGAAGAAAACAAAATGTGACTATTTCCTTCTATGATTTAAAAAGTGCTGAACGTCAAACTATGAAGGTAACAGGAACCAATAGTAAATTGTTTGCACGAATACTACAACATGAGTATGACCATATTTTAGGAAAAATTATATGAAGTATAACTTCGGAAACTTAGCTGACTCATTACCAGCAATTAAAGCTATTGAAAGATTCCATGAATTGAAGAAAGCGTTAACATTTGATGATGTTACCATAATACCACGTAAAAGTCGCATTAACAGTAGAGATGAGTGTGATACTACAACTCAAATAAGTAGAAATGTAAAAACACGTGCACCTATTATTGGTTCTCCAATGGACACAGTGACTGAGCGCTCAATGGCGCAAGCTTTAAATGATTTAGGTGGAATTGGATTTATACACCGCTTTATGTCAATTGATGAACAAATTGATCAGATTAAGAGTATGGTTCAAGGCAGCAATGTCGGAGGAACTATTGGAGTTAAAGATGATTATCTAGAACGAGCTCAAGAATTAGAAAAGGCTGGGGCAACTGTTCTATTAATTGACGTTGCACATGGAGATCATACTTTAGTAATTAAAGCTCTTGATGAACTTAAAAAGCATATCAAAATAGACATTATTGCAGGATCTGTATCAACTAGGTCAGGAACTAAGCACTTACTTGATCATGGAGCTGATGGAATAAGAGTAGGTCAGGGTAATGGATCTTTATGTGAAACTCGAATTAAAACAGGCTGCGGTGTCCCACAAATTACTGCTTTATTAAATGCTCAAATAGCACTAGAAGAATATCTTCATCGTAATCCTAATGAAAGAGCAAACAGACCGAGTATTATTTCTTGCGGTGGAATTAGGGTTCCAGGGGATTTAGCTAAAGCAGTAGTCGCAGGAGCAGACTCAGTAATTCTAGGTTCCTTATTAGCTGGAACTAAAGAAGCTCCTGGAGATATTTTACGAATGGGCGATTGGCCCAATGAACAGCTATTTAAATCTTACCGAGGATCAGCAAGTCTTGAAGCCAAAAGAGCGAGAGGTGAAGTTGAAAAAAATATTGAGGGAAATAGTAAACTAATCCCCTATAAAGGTAAGGTAAAAAGAATTTTTAACGATTTAATGGATGGGTTAAAATCTGCAATGTCTTACACAGGCACTTCAGGTATTCGTTCCTTTCAATGGGCTGCTCAATTAAATGAAGTAACCAATGCAGGGTTAGAAGAATCTCACCCACACTTACGAAAATAATATGAACGACGAACAACTTAATAATGACATCGAAGACTTATCGGATATTTTTGAAGAGTTTGAAAAAGAAAAAAAGGCAATAAAGAAACGACCTGGGCTCGAAATTGCAAAGTGTTGTGGTAATTGCAAGTATTTCAAGTATTCAATGGGTAACCAACGACGTGGTTTATGTATGCGAGATGAGCTTATGAAAAGGAAGCAAAATCGCGTGAACCTAGCAATGACTCGAGAAAACTTTAAACGTTTACGAGACAGCAATGATTTCCCAAAAACTCATATAACTTGTGTTTGCTCTAAACATAAGTTAGGCTCTTTTAGTAAAAATGTCAGATATATCAGAGACTACTGTGGAATTAAAGATCTAAAAATAGCGGATGATTTTTAATGGTTAAAAGTATTATCAAATTCTTAAAATCTCACGGATACACAGCTTACATCTGTGGGGGAACAGCAAGAGATTTAAAATTAAAAGACACAATCCGTTATTATGACATATCTGTAAAAGCCACATTAACTGAATTACAGAAAAGCTTCAAGGATAAAATTATCAATATTGATCCTTTTTCTACTTCAGTTACAATTAGATACATGGATACAGACTTTACATTGTATCCTATGAAAAGAGTTTGGCTCGAAAATACTTATTACAAATTTGAATATACAGCATCACTAAAAGAGGATGCCGAGTCAAGAGATTTCACAATCAATGCATTATACTACGATCCACTAAATGATCAGTGGTATGATTTTTTTGATGGTGAAAAGGATTTAGAAAACAAGACAATAAAATTTATCGGAGATCCTTATAAAAAGATCTTAGAATCAAAAGTCCGTATCTTACGTGCGCCTGTATTAGCTGGTTTACTAGGTACGGGCTGGTCATTAGAAACAAAAACTAATGAGGCTATAAAAGATTACCGATTTAAACTGGTCTTAGCACATTCTGCTCAAATCAATAGAGAAATGCTTAAAATCTTTACACGGATTGAAACTCCTTCTAAAGTTTTTAATATTCTACGCTCTGCAAAAATTCTAGATGATTTTTTTCCAGAACTCGCATTATGCACAGGCATACCACAATCAAATAAACGTAAAAATCTAGATCTCTTTCAACATATTATGTATGCGCTTGACTCTGTTAAACTGTCGCACCCGCGTTGTAAAATAATCAGAGCAGCCGCTCTTTTACATGATATTGGTAAACCTCAGTGCCAAACTAATATTAATGATGAGTTACATTTTTATGGGCATGAGAAAGCAGGAGCTTTTCTCACTGAACGTATTTTATTTAGATGGGGATTCAAAAAAGATTTTATTAAAAAAATAAGTTCTTTAGTATCCCTTCATCTTTTTGATGCGTCAAAGAAAATCTCTGACTTAAGTGTTAGAAAGCTCATTAATAAAGCTGGGCCCGACAATATACATAATTTATTAGATCTGCGTATCGCAGATAGATATGGTACAGGGCGGGCAAACATTAGTATGGAGAAAGTTGAATTTTTACGTAAGAGAGTAAATAAACAGCTAGAAAAAATATCCCCAGAAGATTTCAAATTAAATATCACTGACAAAGATATAATTAAAATTATTGATAACCATACAGACGATCCAGAGAATGCACTTGTTTATGTAAAGCATTTTTTAAAGAATAAAATTCTTTATGACAATATAAACAACAAAGCACAAAATTTAAAAAGAACAATTAAGAATGCAATCAAAATTAATTGTCCTTTAGGTGCACCTCATTTCTTTAGTACTCAAATACAAGTTCAAGAAAATCGATCAGATTCTTTTGAAAACGGGAAACTAAAGTGTGGAGTTTTTTGTAATTTCGTTTGTGATAAGAAACTAAGGACTTAAATGATTGAAGGTATTTTAACATTATCCTTAATAGCTACTGCTATTATTGCATGGTGGGTTATTTATAAGCTTCACCGAATAAAACTTCTTTGCCGCGAACTTAAAGACGAACTCGCTATGGAGAAAGAAAACTACAAAAAACTTTTGTCCCAGAAGAAAAGTAGTGAAGTTGTTACTGGACAAATCGCGGAAAAATTCGTACCTTTTTTAAAGTCCTTCAAGCATAATCCAAGACAAACCCAATTTCTTGGAATGCCTATTGATTTGGTTGTATTTGGAGATGAAGCAGTAACGTTTATTGAAGTTAAATCTGGAAACGCTAGGCTTAATAAAAACCAACAACGAATTAAGAAACTAATATTGGACAAAAAAGTTAAATGGGAAGAGATAAGAATCAAATGAATACAACAAAGTTTAGGGAACTTTTTGTCCATCGTGACGATAATTACACGGTTCAATTACCAAATCGTGCACATATTCCAACAGAGCAACACCTTACCGATGATATAATTCAGAAGCATCTAAACGGTGAACAAACTATTGGACTCTATCAAATCATTCCAGAACAGAATACATTAAAGTGGGCTGTAGTAGACATTGACTTAGATAAACCAGTGTACACTGCGCCCAACTTTAATTTGGATGATTGGCTCCCTAAACTGCAAGAGCAAACAGGTTATGTTGAAGATATTTTTAAAGAAAAAGGAATCCCTCATTATACGGAGTTTTCTGGTTATAAGGGATATCATGTTTGGGTATTCTTCAAAGAGCCTGTAAGCTCTGAAATTGTATATAATGGCCTTCGTGAAATGATGGAAGGCATAAAAGAGATTGGGAATATTCACTTAGAGTTATTTCCTAAACAAGCAAGGGTTGAAAAAGGAAGTTCTGGAAACTTAGTTAAAGGGCCTAATGGTAAACATTTAACTAGTGGCAAATTTAGCGTATTTACTAATATCAATGATTTTGATGAAGTTCAGTATGCCACAGAAGATTCTTTCAAGAATGCAACTAGCCCTGTTGAAAATATTTTTAAAAAATGTGTAGCCCTGCAAGCTATTAAAGACAAATTATTTAAAGAAAAAAAATTAACTAATGATGAACTTTTAGCTTTAGGTTATATTTTGATTAATGCTTCTCACAATCATGGAGAAGATGAAGGAGAACGCTATCTTAGAGAGATACTCTTACCACAATTAGAGTATTATAATCCTGACACTAGTAACTATCACATTGAAAAAATGAAGACTGCTATTAATGGAAAAGGCTATAAACCTATTCGTTGTAGTAAGTTACAAGAACAAGGTATATGTCCAGCACAGTGTCGGAACATTGGTAGTTGGAACAGTCCAATTGTATTCTATAAAAAAGCTCTGGGAGATACTGGAGATCTTGCTGAGATCTTAGCTGACCCGCTTGAAAACTATAGAATGCTCGATGGCGGGTACTATGAGTTTTTCCCAAATGCAGATCCTGCTAAGAATGAACCGTTATATGGACAACTAACTAATTTCACTATTGATATCAATGAAGAAATCATTATTGATGATGGCATTAATACTCACAAATTTTTTAATGGAATTATAACAGGTCCAGAGCGTTCAGCAGAATTCCAAGTAGGAGTTGATCGTTATTTTAATACTGAAGGTTTTAAAGTAATGATAGCAAATGCTATTGGAATTGATGGTATATTTATACATAAAGATTTGGATAAAATTCGTCATTGTGTGAATAAATTTGCTGATACTGAACGCAGAGAAATTACTCAAGTTATTGGTTATTATAAAGATAAAGAAGAGGATCTTTATCCTAATAGATATTGTATGCCCTCTGTAATTATTACTAAAGATGGAATCTTTGATAATGAAACAATGGAATATGACTTAACAGGAGAAGATCTTGCCGAAGGTTTAGATCTTATGAACCCGACTGACGAAGAGTTTAACACTGCTAAGGAAGGGCTAATAAATCTTTTAGATCTTAGTAACTATAATTACACACATTCTGCTTTAGCTCACACATTCTTACCTATTATTTTTCCGTTTATTAAAGGTGAGCGGACAAAATACTCTTACTTTGTTCGAGGTAGATCGGGCGATGGTAAGTCTTATATTATGAAGTTCTTCCAGAACTTCTATGGAACATTTACAAACCTAATGTCTTGGACTTCGACTGCAACAGCTCTTCATAACGTAGGTTACTTATTTAAAGACGCTTTGTATATCATTGATGACTTTAAACTTAGAAATTTTGGCGGTAAAAACTCGAGTTACGATTACGCTATCACACTCATGCAGAACTACGCTGACAACACCTCTCGTGCAAGATCACGCTCTGATCTTAAGATGCAAAAGACTAAAACAATCTCAGGATTTCTAGCATCCACAGGTGAGGATACTCCAGGTGGAGAAGCATCAACATTAGCACGAACTATACTTGTAGACTGTCACCCACGATTTAAAGACAGAGTTAAAGGTAAAGCTATTGAAAAAATCCAGCATTTATTTCCTGGGTTTACTGCAAGATACATTCAACATGTATTGGGCTTAGACCCAAACAAAATCAGCGATTCGTTTGAAGCTTATGAAACAGAGTTTCATGAGCATGTAAAAGGCAATCCTAATGATGCTAGAATATCTCGAAACGTCGCTTTAATGATGGCAAGCTATAAAGTAATTAGCGAATATTTGTGGAAAGAAGCGGACGCGGTAAAAAATCAAAACAAATTTAAAACTTTCTTGGTTACTAAAACTAAAGAACAAGTCAATGAATCTGCAGAAGAGATGGCTTCTGAAATATTCTTAAGTACACTTCAAGAAGGTATAGCAACTAACGAAATTAGATTGCAAGACGATAATAAAACTTTCTTAGATACTGAACGAACTCCTATTATTGGGTGGAGATTGACCAACGCTAAAATGGAAGATGAAGTTTGTATTATTGGGCAAAAAGCTTATAGTTACATTTATAAAAAACTAAGTGGCGAACTTGCTCACTCTCTTGGAGCCATTGTACAAGATTTACATAAAAAGGGGCTAATCTTGCATGATAAACAAGTATCACGAAAGCTTAATAAACAAAGCGTAAAAGTGATGGTATTCAAAGCAGGTATTATTACTTAATGATGGTCTTAAATTTTATGGTAAGCAGTAGTTCAGGTAATAGCACTCAAATTACTACTGAAACGACAAACCTTATTATTGATGCAGGAATAGGAGTTAGAAAATTTAATGAGTTCAAAGAGTCAGTCTCTCTTAGACATGGTACTAATATTCCCGACGCAATATTTATTACACATGGGCATAGTGACCATATTAAAGGTTTAGATGTCATTTGTGCTCAATATTCTGAAAGACAGCATCCAATGGTTTATATACATGAAAAAGTATATGAGGCTAAAAAAGAAAAGCTACCGCGAGTTCAAGAATCGAAAACTTTTCTGATGCAAAAACCTGGGACTAAGTATGCGATTGGCCACGACTTGACTGTAACTTCATTTAGCACTAAACATGATTCAGAATATAGTTTAGGCTTTGTTATTGAACAATACCCCAAGGGACCAAAGTTTGGCTACTTAACAGATACAGGAATGATTACTCCTGTGATAAGAGAGGCATTGCAAGACTGCGATGCCTATTTTATTGAGGCTGACTACGATGAAGACGAGATTGAAAAGAACGCTGATTATTCAATTGAGTTGAAAGAACGAATAAAAAGCGCAACTGGGCATTTAAGCTCTAATCAGGCAATTGAGTTTGTAAAAAATAACATTGATTTAGACAAAGTACAAAAGATTATCTTTGGACATTTAAGTAAAAACACAAACAGTCCTGAGCTTGTACAAAGTAAAATTGAGCAAGAATTTCCTGACTATACCGATAAATTCGTTATAGCGAAACCAGATAGCCCCACAAAGGTGGTAATAGAATAATTAAATTAATCACAAGTGATAAGGCTACTGTATTCGAAATTGCATTTGAAAAAGACACTAAAATAACAAAGACTTATAAAGAACTTGGGCGAGGAAAACGAGCATATCATGCTCACGATGATTGCCTATTATTAGCTGACGAAGGGAAAGAAATTAAAATAGTACCTGGGCCTGATGTTGTGGAACACTATATGTTAGACCAACTTATCACATATGCAGTACGACAAAGCAAACCCATTACTATTGTTGATTGTCCTAATTTAAAACTGTTAAGAAAATTAGACAAATTAGTTGTTATGCATAACAATTTAGTTGACAATTAACATAACAAGTTTATATTCAACACATGGATACACTAATATTTGATATAGAAACAATACCTCAAAGCACTCTTTTACCTTCGCAGGAAAATGCATTAAAGACTAAAGTTGAAAGAGCCACCAAAAATAGTACAGATAAATCTGAATATGATGGTATAAGAAATAAGATCATGGCAGTCTCTCCGTTTTTCGGTGAAATCATCTGCATAGGAATTATGAAGGTGAAAGAAACAGGAGAAGAAGTATCAAGAGTCCTCACAGGTGATGAGAAAACTATGTTACAAACATGGTGGGATATTCTCAAACATCATAAAGGACTCTTTGTTCATTATAATGGGTTGGGTTTTGATGTTCCTTACATCTTAAAACGCTCAATGTTCCATGACGTATTACCCACAAACTCTCAATTTTTAGATACAAGGCGCTTTCAAAAGCATCCCCATTTTGACGTATTTCAAGTCATTTGTGACTATGACATGAGAAACGCTATTTCTCTTGATGTTGCAACTGAATTTCTTGGACTTAAATCTCCCAAAGGCGGAGAAGTTAAAGCTGAAAATGTTTATCAAGCTTATAAAGATGGGCGAATACAGGAAATAGCAGATTATTGCTTAGATGACGTAAAAGCAACTTATGAAGTGTACAAAAAAGTTAAGAACTATACGTTCCAACCCAAACAAAGGTGGTAAACTGAGACTAACATGAGTTTATTTGAAAAAGCAACACCGAAAGCACGAAGATTAAAGATGTATATTTACGGAGAAAGTGGTACCGGTAAAACAATCACTTCTCTCCACTTCCCAAACTTAGCTGTAGTAGATGCCGAAAAAGGCACCGACTATTATGGTAAGTTATTTGATTTTGATAGAATTCAAACCTCTGATCCGACTGAAGTAGAGAAAGCTATTGATGAATTACTAAAGGACCCGAAAGATTATAAAACCTTTGTTATCGATCCTTTTACTGCCGTTTGGGAGACTATGCAGGATAAGCGTTTAAAAAGGATGCGCTTAAAAAATAATAATCCTAACTACGCCCTACAACCACTAGATTGGGGCTTCTTGAAATCCTCTATTAAAGGATTGATCAAGAAACTGTTGGCCTTAGACATGAATATTATCTGCACTGCCAGAGCTAAGACTGCTTATAGTCAAGCCGAAGGCGATTTTATGAAAGCTATTGGACTAGTAGCAGATGGGCCAAAAGAACTTCCATTCCTATTTGACGTTGTGCTAGAACTATCAGTTGCTGAAGATGGAAAACGTTATGCAACCGTGATAAAAGATAGAACTAATACAATGCCAGACAAATTCGAATTCACTTACGAGGAATTTGTTAAATTCATAGGAAACGAAGAGCTAGAAAGAGAGCCAGTGGTTATTAACCAGCAACAAGCGATGGATAGTTATACAACTAGAAATCATGATGTTACTTTTAAAGGTAAAAACATAAAAACTGCTGGAGTAACTGAAGAACAATTAGAAGCGCTAGCTAAAATAGCAGACAGCGACAAAAAGGATGCGTTAGCAGAAAAGCTTCGAGTTGATTATATGGTTACTTCTTTACTAGACCTCAAAGAAGACGAAGCAGCAGTGCTGCTGAAAGATCTCAAATAATTATCGATAATACAGGAGACACGTACTAAATAGATGAATTTGAATTTAAAAGAAATTAATGAGAACACTGAAACTACCGACTTCGCCGCTCTTGAGGAAGGGCGTTATGATGTTGAAGTTGAGAGTGCAGAAATTAAAGAGGCCAAAAGCTCTGGCAATACAATGATTTCATGCACCTTTAAAGTATTAGGAGAAAATCAGAGGGTATGGCATAACTTTGTTTTAATCGAAAAAGCCTATTTCTTCCTGATTAACTTCTTAAAAGCAGCTGGCAAGCAGGATCTCTTAGAAAAGACTGACATCAACGAAGAGACTCTAGCTTTTGAGCTCCACGGCGCCCGAGCCAGCGCTTACTTAGAAGAGGATGCCACTCCTGATGGTAAGCCTAAGAATAAAATAACACGATTCTATCCGATCGAAACAGACGATTCCTCTACTTCAGGGGATGCATTACTCTCTTAACATTTTAACTAGGGCAGCTCTGTGAAGGATGCAGGGCTGCCCGATTTTACTCAAAACGGCTTTTACATGAAAAATTATAAAATAGTTATAGGAATTCCCACTATTAATAGGGCTGATCTTCTAAAAGAAAATTTAGCTGGCTTAGTGGAAACAATGTCTGATTTATATAGAATTATAATAGTAGATAATGGAAAGCAAAATATACATAAATTAATTCCTTCCGAATTTAAGGATCGTAGTTTCATTCATAATTCAAAAACAAACTTAGGAGTTAGTGATAGTTGGAACTTTATAATGGAGCTAGCTTTTAAAGAGGGCGAAGGAGAGTTTCAGGCGGATTATGTATATTTAGTAAATGATGATATTGTATTAGGGCACACAATCTCAGATATTAACGAGGCAATTAAACAGAATCCCAAAGCTCCTTTTATTTTAGGAGAAGCCAGTTTTTCAAATTTTTTAGTGTCTAAACAAGGATTTTATGATATAGGTCCATTTGATAGTGAGTTTTTTCCTGCTTATTTCGAAGATAACGACTTTGATAGACGGTGCACTGTAGCCGAAAAACCGGGAGCTAAAGAACAATCTTTACTTAAAGTTGCTGTTTTTCGTAACTCTTGTACAATTAAAAAAGATAGAAAATTAAATAATAACTTTACAAATAATAAACGTTACTATATTAAAAAATGGGGAGGTCCCCCAAAAAACGAAAAATTTACGAAACCCTTTAATGGAAAACCACCTAAATCCCGACGAAAGAAATAAAATTGAATATTTTATTTAACATTTTAATACGAACCTCGCGGCGCCCTAAAGCATTTAAACGTTGTATTACAAGCATACGAAAACAAACCTATAAAAATGTTCGTATTATTGTGGGGAGTGATGAACCCAATGATTTAACATATATTAAACCACTCTTAACCGTTTTTGATACTATTATCTCTTATGAAAAAGAAGTTCCAAATACAGGTAATGGAAATTTTCCCTACAACCTCTACATAAATAAAATGTACGAGGGTGTAGAGGAAGGAATGATTATAACATTGGATGACGATGATGAATTCTGTGGTCCGAAAGGGTTAGAAATTATTGCCTCTCATATTCAGGATACGGATGCAATTTATGTATGGAAAACAAAATTTCCGCATATTATTTTGCCGCAGTTATATTGGGAGAGCCATTTAGCATGTGGAGATATTCCTAATTGTGGGACAGCTTTTCATTCCAAGTACAAAGAAATAGGTTTGTGGGACGGAAATCATGCAGCTGATTTTCGTGCTATCGAGAAATTAACTAATCACTTAAATGGAAAAATTATATGGATTGATGGTATTTTTACAAAACTACAAACTGGACCACAAAGGGGTAAACCAGAAAAATGAAAGTACTAGTAGTTGCAGTATTTAGCACGACTTCAACAAATAATAGCCAAGCGCGAGGATTTAAACATCTTGGCCATAAGGTTCTAAGATATAATTACAGAGTTCGGGAAAAACAGATTGGAAATATTTTACGAGATCAAGAATTAGTTGATCTTTCTCGTCAAGTAGATCTTATATTTTTGAGTAAATGCAACGGTATAAGCAACGACGCCATAAAAGAAATGGCAAAAAATACAGTTGTATGTTTTTGGTTTATGGATGCATTATGTAACTGGAACAGAGAATTTGAACAAAAAGCCAGAGTATCAACTTTTACTTGTATTGATAAAGTTAATATTTTACAGAAAATTAAAAGATACATTCCACATTGCTATCACGTAGTCGAAGGTTTTGATCATTTGATTGATAAGCCCTGGGGATTAAAGAAAATATATGACTTATCGTTTATTGGTGGAATTTATGGTCAGCGTGCTGATTACAGAGACTACTTAAATTTCACACATTTTAGTAATGCTTTTGGAACGAACTTTTCAAAGGTTGTAAGTCAATCTAAAATCAATCTAAATCTAGTTACTGCAGATGGTGCCTCTGATAGAGTGTATAAAATCCCAGCAGCCAAAGGTTTTCTAATAACTCAAGATTGGACCGGCCGACAAGACATTTTTGAAGATGGCAAGCATCTAGTTATTTTTAATTCCAAACAGGATGCAAAGGATAAAATTAATTACTATTTAGAACACGAAGCTGAACGCGAACAAATTGCTGAGCAAGGTTTCCATAAAGTACAAAAGTATAACCGAGATAATTTTGCACAACAAATAATTGATATTGCTCAACAATTTATTTAACCGAAAAACTTTATGAAAAATAAACTATACATACAAAATGTAGATTCATTTTCACACTTACTCGATAGATTATGTATTGAAAACATTAAACTAGCAGACTTTGTAAGAAGAATTGAATTTGAACAGCGCAATGATTCACAAGACTTAGAACTAATTGACCGTCTTTATCGAGGATTAAAATTAGCTAATGAATCCAGAAGCCATATTAAAAATAAGTTAGATAAGTTTTTACATGATGTTATAAATGAAGGAAACTACCGCGTACTGGAGGAAGTAAGAACTGCTGTATTACCAGAAGATCAAGATGAAGCTAATCTTGAAGAACGAATAATGGGACAAAAACCAGAACTTGATGTATGAAGAAATTAGCTGTATTTATAACTACTCACCTAGTAAATGATAATACAAGGCATGGTAGAAGAGTAAATGATTACATAGTTGAGTATTATACAAACACTGTAATTCATAATTATATGAATTTAGATAGTGGACTCAGCAAAAAAGATCTTGATATTTATATTATGGATACTGGCAGTACACATCCTGACTTCCTAAGATGGTTAGACAAATACTCCAATGACTGGGAAAATTTACATATAAGGAATATTCCAAATACAGGTGGATTTACAGCTAGCTTAAAGCACTGTATGCATACGGATACTAAGTTACAAGATAAATATGAATATTTTATATTCCACATTGATGACGGTGTTGAGCCTATTGCTGACAAATGGGCGACAGATTTAATTAGTCAATTTGAAGAACACAATAACGCTGGACTCATGGGAAGATACGTGGACACTATCCGACTAGGGCCCGACGGTTTAATTGACCACCGAAAATGTTGCCCACACATAGCACAAATGTGGAATATAGTGGATATTGAAACAATACCCCACTTACACGGAGACTGGTGGCTAATCAACAGAAATACACTTAGAGATCTTGCCCGTGAATGGTATAATCCTATACAATCACAAGAAGCAATGGACTACCAAAGCAAGTGGGAAAATAAAAATTATACAGAAGTAGAACAGATCAATGATCATCGGCAAACTCTGGATAACATCCATATTGGTCGAGAAGTAGACATGGCACTTAGGATCACGCGTCTACTAAACAAAGAACTGACTGAATATGTAGGAAATAAATTTCTAGCATTACAGCTTCATAAAAGGTAAAACAATGAATGAATTAATTGATAAAGGTTTTCAAATCGGAATGGCTCAAGATCGTGATGAATTTACAAGCTTCGCTTTATTCCTAGAGAAACAAAACATCAAAAATTTTCTGGAAATAGGTACTAAATTTGGAGGGACTATGTATGTTTTTAATAAATTAGCCCAATCAGGGGGTGTACAAATTTCACTAGATCTCCCTGGAGGAATTCATGGAGGGTGGGTTTTAAACGATCATCCTTACTTAGGAAAAGTACATGAAAAAAGAAATGAGTATTTAGAGAACCTTTCGCCGGAAATTTTTCTTATCGCTGGGAATTCACATGACTCTACAAGCCTCGAAGCAGTAAAAACTAAAGTAGCAGAATTAGATTTCTTGTTTATTGACGGTGACCATACATATGAAGGAGTTAAGCAGGACTACGAAATGTATGGTCCGTTAGTACGACCAGGTGGAATTATAGCTTTTCACGATATTAATGATACACCACATCATCGTGCAGTAAACGCCGAAGCTTGTAAATTATGGAACGAACTTAAAGGTACAAAACTTGAATTTAATTCTCATACATATTATGGTGGTATTGGGGTTTTAATCAAATGAGTAAACTAGGCGTATTTATAACCACCAATATATCAGAACGATCTAAACGCCCTGAGAATAATCCAACAATAGATGATTTTTTTTCTAAATTTAAACTTAGTTGTGAGCAACATGATATTAACAACTCAGGTGTTGATACAGAATATTTTATTATGGACACAGGCAGCAAGCACCCAGAGTATTTATCGTGGGTACAAACGTTTATAACAAAAGAAAATTGGCACTTTAGACAGATACCTAATATAGGATGCTGGCTTGCATCAATGAAATATTTAATGAATACTGATCAGACTTTAATGGATAACTTTGATTTATTTTTATTTCAGATCGATGATGTAGTTTATCCTACAAAGCCTAAGTGGGCTTTAAATATACTATCCCGATTTACAGAAATTACTAAACCTTTAGCCTACGGTTTAACAATGAAATTAAAAACAGGTCATCCAAATAATGATGACATTTTATTGTATAGCCAATTTAATAGAGATGAGGTACACATTCATGGTCAATATTATTTTATTAATCATGCTACTTTAACTGGATTAAAGGATATTTGGTATGATAGCGACAATGGGCGGAAAAAGAAGGCCAAAATTTTATATGATGCCGAAAATACAGATTTAGATACAATAAGTGACCAAGAACGATTAAATCTTTCGAAAGTCTATATTGGCAGGGAATGGGATATAGCTTCAAAGTTAGCTATTGTAGCAAAAAACAGGTGTATAGCCTCCAATGCTTTAAACGATGGTCTATACTATGAGGAAATAAACTAATGGAATCAATTAGTATTTTAATTTGTAGTTGGAATAGTTTAGAACAGACAAAGTTATTAGTGAGTAGTATCCAAAAGAATAGTGCAATTGAGCACGAAATTAACATACATGTTAACGAAGTTTCAGAAGAATTTTTAGATTGGATCACAGATAATAAAATTCAAAATTATTCTTACAGTTCAAAAAACGAAGGACTAGCCGTAGGTACAAATACAGTAAGCCAATTAGCCACTTCTGATTTTATTTACTTAGTTGATGATGATATGTATTTATTACCTAAATGGGACATCGAACTTTTTAACACTGTAAAACAAATAAACGATGACAAATTCTGGATAAACTCAACAATGATTGAACCTATAGGCCAAGCCCCGTGGACAATAGGAAATGAAGATTACGGAAGGACCCCAAACGATTTTCAGGAAGAAAGACTTTTGATAGATTACCCCAAATTTTTAAACACTGTCCCAGATTTATATAGCACTGCACTACCTTGTCTGTTGCCAACTAAATACTGGAAAAAAGTTGGTGGTTATGATGAACGGTTTGGTCTCGCCATCGGAAGTGAAGAAGGTTTAGCGAAACGTTTTTGGGATGTAGGGTGTAGATTATTTGTTAATTCCCCTAATAGTTTAATCTATCATTTACAGCAAAGCACCACAAGTAAACTAACTAATTATAATAAACATAGACAGCATAGGGAAACTTTATTTCAAAAACTATATCAAATATCCTGTACTGATTTTAACACTAACTATATAAAGCGAGGACAGCATTGGCAAAAGTAGAATTCCTTAACTTAGGTGCACAACCATTAGCCAATAATTTACTAACTAGCCCAACCGACAAAGAAACTCTATATAATTTAAGATTATTTTTTGATGATGAGACTAAAGAAGTTACTACAACAGCAATGAACATAGATCCAGAAACTATGTTTAATGAAAAATATCCTTATCGTGCTGGACTATCAAAAACTTTTACACAGCATTTACAAAGTGCTGCAAACTCAATTAAGCTGTTACCTACCCCGCCAAAGTTTAAAGGTATAAATTTTTTAGAAATCGGAAGTAATGATGGTACTCTACTATTTAATTTTGACTCTAGTACTTCAATTGCAATTGAACCTTGTAAAAATTTTGCTAAAGAAACTAACAACAAAGGGTACAAAACTTACGCTGAGTTTTGGACAAATGATTTAGCACAAAAACTACTGGAAGAACATGGAAGAATACCAAAGATTTTTTCATCTAACACTTTCTCACATATTCCCACAATAAAAGAAGCATTTAAGGCCATTTCAACGATACTCCATAAAGACGGAATTTTTATACTAGAAGACCCTTCTTTAATTGAAGTTTTAAAGAGAAATTCATATGATCAATTTTATGATGAACACCCAACTGTATTCTCTATTACTGCAATTCACAATTTATTACAAGGCAGTGGATTAGAAATTTTTAATGTGCAGCGGCTACCGCATATCCATGGTGGATCAAATAGAGTATACATTGGGCATATTGGCACTAAACAAATTAGTCCCCTAGTTCAACAAGTGTTGGATCTGGAAGCAGGAGTTCTTCAGCTAGACGCTTTAAGAGCATTTGCTTCATCAGTAGAAGCAAATAAAAATATACTAATGAGTATGCTTAAGGAGTATAAAAAACAAGGGAAAACAATCATTTCATACGGAGCAACAGCAAAAAGTGCTACTGTATTTAATTTTTGTGGAATAGACAAAACTTTAATTGATTATATTTTAGATACTACCCCAGAAAAAGTTGATAAATTTGCTCCTGGTACACATATTCCTATAAAATCCTATAGTAAAGACCTAGTCAATAATGCAGACATTGCATTTTTAGGGGCTTGGAATTTTTTAGACGAAATTATTAAAAATGAAAAAGAGTTTATTCATAAAGGTGGGGCTTTTATAACACATACACCTAATGTAAGATTTATTATATGATTTTTCACGAAGACGATAGAGCACAACGACTGATAAATATTTTTCCAGAATTAAATGAAAACTGGCAAATTAATTTATCATATGTTAATAAAACTAATCACGTCGTAGCATGGCACAAACATAGCCATCAAACCGATTATTGGGTTTGTATAAAAGGTTCCTTTAAGGTGGGTCTAAAAGATCACCAAATTGAACGAAAATCTCAGAATAACTCAGCACCAGTGAAATTTGAATACCTATCTGATAAAAATATGAAAGTTTTAAAAATTCCACCAGAGACCTGGCATGGATACATGGCTCTAGAACCAGGATCTATTCTATTATATGGTGTAGACCATAAATATGATCCGAATGATGAACACAGAGCCAAGCCAGGAGATTTTGAAGAAACATGGACAACAGAAAACAAATAAGAGTGCTAGTAACTGGTGGAAATGGACTACTAGCTACAGAATTAAAAAAACTAAATGATCAAAACGTTGCTTTTAAATTTGTTCCAAAAAATGATTTAGACATTACAGATAACATTGCATTACAGTCACACATTAAACTTAATATTCCAGACATTGTTTTACATACTGCAGCGTTGACTGCGCCTATGAAACAACACACAATTTCTCCAGAAATTAGTATTCAAACAAACATAATTGCAACTGCAAATTTAGCGCTAACTTGTATTCAATATAATATCAAATTAATATACATATCAACTGATTATGTATACCCTGGAACTAAGGGCCCCTACAAGGAAACCGATCCTCTATTGCCTATAAATGATTACGCTTGGTCTAAATTAGGCGGAGAGTGTTCGGTAAGAGCTGTGCCCAAACATCTTATAATTCGCAGTGCACATTATCCAAGACCCTTTAGACATGATCAAGCTTTTTTTGATTTTCAAAAATCGTCTATTTATGTAGATGAGGCTGCACCCATTATTATTCAACTAATTAAAAATAATGAAGAGGGGATTATCAATCTAGGATCATCAAATTACAAAACTGTGTATGAATTTGCTAAAGCAAGTAAACCAAATATAAAATCTGTGTCGCGGAAGACAGCGACTGAATATATTCCATGTGATATTCGTATGGACTTAACTAAAATTAAGGATTTAAAATGATACCACTTTTTAAAGTTTATATGTCAGAGGCGGCAATTGAAGCATCCGCAAACGTTTTACGAAGTGGGTTTATAGGGCAAGGCCCTATAGTAAAAGAATTTGAAGCTGATTTAAAAAAACACTTCAAAAATAATTTAGTAGCTACAACTAATGCAGCAACCTCCGCTGAACATCTAGCCCTTCATCTACTTAAAAGAGAGAGTAGTACTTGGCCAGGATTACAAGAAGGTGATGAAGTTCTATGTACCCCACTAACATGTACTGCAACAAACTGGCCAGTTCTAGCAAATAACTTAAACATTAAATGGGTTGATATTGATAAGAATAATTTAAATATGGATCTTACTGATTTAGAACGAAAAATAACTAAGCATACGAAAGTTATATTCGTGGTTCATTGGGGAGGGTACCCCATTGACTTAGACAAAATTGTAGATATACAAAATCGAGCACAAGTAACCTTTGGTTTTAGACCCATGGTTATTGAAGATTGCGCTCACGCAATGGGAAGTACCTATAAAGGAGAACCCTTAGGATATAGCCATAACAATTTTTGTACTTTCAGTCTACAAGCAATAAAGCATATAACTGCAGTTGATGGAGGAATTCTTATTTCACCTACCCTTGAATATCATAAGCGAGCCAAATTACTTAGGTGGTATGGTATTAATCGTGACTCAAATCGAAAAGATTTTAGATGTGAAGAAGATATTTCAGAATGGGGTTTTAAATTTCACATGAATGATGTAAATGCCTCAATAGGGAAAGAAAACTTTAAACATTTAGATGAGATTGTTAATAAACAAAGAAATAATGCAGCTTTCTATGATAAGGAATTAGTAGGCATAAAAGATGTAACTTTATTAGAGCGCAACTCAACTATGAATTCTTCCTTTTGGTTGTATAGCCTGTTAGTAGAAAGGAAAACTGACTTTATGCTTAAAATGAAACAAAATAATATTATGGTAAGTCAAGTACACGAAAGAAATGATATACATTCTTGTGTTAGTAACTTCAAAACCTTATTACCCAATTTAAATGAAGTTCAACAAAAATTAATTTCAATTCCTGTTGGCTGGTGGGTAACAAAAGAACAAAGAGAATTTATTGTATCTATCATGAAGGAAGGCTGGTAGTGGCTAAACTTTTTGCAGGTCCCTGGATAGGAGAATTTGGGTGGGAATTATTTGGATTTCAGGGTTATGTGAGACATATGGCCAGACAAAAATATTATGATGAAATTATTATTTCTAGTCACAGTGGTCATGAAGTTCTTTATCAGGATTTTATGACTCAGTTTATTCCTAACGATCCTGAGCAAACACAAACTGATATGCATAGACTACATGGTTATGAATATGATAATATTCATAAGAAATTTATAGGTAAAAGAGACCTGTGGATTTCTCCAGATTCATATAGGACACAAAAACATGAATTTGTTAACTATGGTCACCTCTCAAACGAACTTCACTACGACCTTCTAATCCATGCAAGATCAACGAGTAAACACCAAACAGATGTTAGAAACTGGCCTAAAGAAAATTGGGAAAATTTAATTAATCAACTCAAAGATCATTATGGGCAAGAGCTAAGTATTGGATGTATAGGTTCCCCAAATGCATCTTTACACATGAGGAGAACTACAGATCTTCGTGGTTTAGCCTTAGAAGAATTAACTAATATCCTTGCTAGTAGTAGTCTACTTATTGGACCGTCAAGTGGACCTATGCATCTTGGCAGCTTATGTGGCATACCTCATATTGTATGGGCTCAACAGCATGGATGGGCGATTGATAATAAAGCTCGGTACGAGAAAGTCTGGAATCCCTTAAACACACCTGTAGTATTTGTAGGCGACCATGACTGGCAACCGCCCGTTAAACGAGTATTTAATGAAATTGAAACCCTATTACTTGATTTGAAATAATTATGCCCGGCGGAAACGAACTCGAAAAGCGCGCTAATAAAGCAAATTTTTCTTACAGAAAAGATAAAAAAGCCTTGATTCTTAAGGTAGCAACGCCTATAATATTAACAAAGAAAGGGCTCATAGCTAGCTCGTCAACCGTAGATTTTACGGGTTTAATTGCAGGCGGAAAATTTGTCGCATATGATGCAAAAGAGACCCAAAATAAAACTTCGTTTCCTTTAAAAAATATCCACCAACATCAACTACATTATCTTGAATTAGTAGAAGATCTTGGTGGTATTGCTTTCTTCCTAATACATTTTAAAAAAGTCTATGAAAACAAAGCATTTATAACACCTATTTCACTTGTACATCGATACATGTTTGAAGAAACACGAAAATCAATACCATTAAGTGAATTTAAAAAAGAATGGCTTGTGGATATTGATAATTATATGGAGAAAATAATAGATGATAATTCCTGAAATTAAGCCTGGCTATAAAATCCAGGTATTTACTGATAGCGGACCTGAGCTCAATTTTACTTTAGCTGGTAAAGTTGGCGAAGGAATAACTGAACACATTTTAGAGCTGTTACCATTAACTGACGACGAGATTAAAGCATACGGTGAAGACTATGCAGACCAGTTAGAAGCAATAAATGTCATGTTCCCAACATACATACCTATTAATACTATTGTACTTACAACCATAATGAATAAATAATGCCAGAAAAATTACAAGTAAAATATAAATTACTGGATAAAAAGACAGCCACCGAACCTACTCGCGCATACGATGGAGACGCGGGAATTGACCTGTACGTTTCCCGCGATGTTAAAATTCCTGGAAGAACTAGACGCCAAGTTCACACAGATGTCGCCTTTGAAATTCCTGTGGGTTACTTTGGAAAAATTTTCGATAGAAGTGGAGTAGCTTCCAGAAACGAGCTTATTGTAAAAGCAGGTGTTATTGATGCAGGCTATCGTGGTGAAATTATGATTATCATGTCAAATACCAGTAATTATCCAATTGACATTAAAAAGGGAGATAAGATAGCGCAGATGGTTATTTTACCTGTTCCTGAATTTGATCTCTTACGAGTATCAAATTTAAAGAAATCTGAAAGAGAGGCACAAGGATTTGGTTCAACCGACAACACATAGACGATTTTACCTGTCTGATCAGTTTCTTGAAAACTATAAAAATAAGCAACCTGAATGGGGTCCGCTTGGTTATATAGTTTATAAACGAACTTACGCAAGACGTAAAGAAGATGGTACCACAGAAGAGTTCTGGGAAACAGTAAAACGTGTAGTCGAGGGCGTATTCAATATTCAAAAAGAACATGTAGCAAAAAATGGGTTACGTTGGGATAATCCAAGGTCACAACGAACAGCCCAAGCAATGTACGATGCTATCTGGAATTTTAAATTTCTTCCAAGTGGAAGAAATCTTTGGATGATGGGCACAGATTATGTAACTGGACGTTCTGGGGCTGGACTTCTAAATTGTGCATTTGCTTCTACAGAACAGATTAATGAACGAGGCAGTGAAATTTTTGAATTTATAACCGATGCTTTAATGTTAGGAGTTGGTGTAGGGTTTGATACCTTAGGAGCAAATAAATTAAAAATAAAAGAGCCGAAAGAAACGAATGGATTAGTATTTGAAATTCCAGATTCCAGAGAAGGTTGGGTAGAGTCAGTAGGATTAGTGTTAAATGGTTATTTTACAGGAACGTCAATACCTAAATTTGACTATTCAAAAATTAGACCGTTCGGAGAACCTATTAAAGGTTTTGGGGGAACTGCAAGTGGTCCACAACCTTTAATAGATTTACATCAAAATATCAAAACATTACTCAATTCACGTATAGACGAACTTTTAACTTCGAGTGATATTGTTGATATTGAAACTTATATTTCAAAATGTGTAATTGCTGGAAACATACGACGTTCAGCTTCATTAGCACTTGGTGATCCATTAGATACCGAATATTTAGAATTAAAACATGATCAAGAAAAACTTTTATTTAATAGATATGCTTCAAATAACTCTGTTTCAGCGACTGTAGGAATGGATTATTCTCAATGTGTTGCTAACACTATTAAACAAGGTGAGCCTGGGTATGTGTGGTTAGAAAATGCTCGTAAGTATGGACGTATGGGAGAACTAAACGATGACAGTTATTGTATGGGTGTAAACCCTTGTATTACGGGAGATACTTTAGTTTATACCGCTGATGGAAGAGGTAATGTATCAATTAAAACATTGACTGAAGAAGGTAAAGATGTTCCTGTATTTTGTTTTGATGCCAAAGGAAAAATAGTCATACGCACTATGCGTAATCCACGAATTACTGGAGAAAACGAACCTATTTACAAAATAACTTTGGATGATGGAAACACACTTAAGGTAACAGAGAATCATAAGTTCTTAACCACTGATGGAAACTATATTGAAACTAGGAACCTTAAAGTTGGAGATAGTTTAAAGGTTACTACTAAAGTCGCAGCACCAATAAATAATCCTAACGCAAATTATTTTTGGTTAAATACTCCTGGAGTTGTAAGTAATTGTGAACACAGGCTAATAGCAGAATTCTATAGTAATACTAAAATAAAAAAAGGGTGCGTTGTTCATCATAAGAATTTTAATACAGAAGATAATAGACCTTTAAATCTTGAAATTATGACAAAAAAAGATCATGACAAATTACACGGAATTGCAATGCAAGGAAATAGTAATCCTATGCGTCGAGCGCAAACAGAATGGTCTGAAGAGAAATGGGCAAGGTACAAAGAAAAGCACTCTGTCAATAGCAGTGGGGAAAAGAACTCTAATTACTCAGGTGTTACTAATGAAGAGTTACAACAGCACGCATTAAAACTTACTAAAAAAATTGAGAGGCGATTTTCTAACAACGAGTGGAAAGAATATGCAAAATCCAACAATCTGCCTGAGCAATTTTCTAAATGGCGGAATGATCATTTAGGAGGAGTTCTTGGACTATCTAAATGGGCTGCAGTAAAATGTAATTTTGAAGACATGTCAAACCTAGATCCACGTACTGTACGAACTTACAAAAAATGGATTAATGAAGGATATAATTGCAAGATCATAGATGGTCACGTAAAGATCATTAAAAATTGTGAAAAATGCAGTAAAAGATTAATATTAGAGTACAAACGAAGAGAGCAAAGTCAGTGCCAATTTTGTAGTATAAAACAAAGCAATATAAATTTACAGCATATTGAACATCGCAAAAAAGGTATGAAAGTCACATACGACAAAAAACGAGAAAAGCTTAGGTTAAAACAGCTTAAAATATTTACAGAATTAAAGTTTAATCTAAAGCGTATTCCACAAAAAAGTGAATGGCAGACTGCCTGTAAAAAATTTGGAGTTAGTGCAGAAATTAGTCGAAAGAGCAGTCCATTTACTTCCTGGAAATCTTTGAGAGAAGCAGCAGAAACATTTAATCACAGAGTGGTTTCTGTCGAATTGGTTGGTAATGACGTTGTGTACAATGGAACTGTAGATGAATTCCATAATTTTTTTATTGGTGGTTTTGAAGGTAAAACTAGAAATAATAAGCGTAAGTGGTTATATTTCAATAACTTGAATTGTGGAGAACAGACCCTTGAAGATCGCGAACTTTGCAATTTAGTTGAAACCTTCCCACATAGACATGATACGTATGCTGACTTTAAACACACCCTGAAACTCGCATATCTGTACGGAAAGAGTGTTACCTTAGTAAACACCCATTGGCCAGAAACAAACGCTAGAATGCTTAAAAACAGACGTATTGGATTAAGCCAAAGTGGTATTATTCAATCTTTCAATAAACACGGTAGACGAACGATGTTGCAATGGGCTAACGACGGTTATAATTATATTCAAGAATTAGATAAGAAATTCTCTGACTGGTTAGCAATTCCTAAGAGTATTAAAACAACTACAGTTAAACCTAGTGGTTCCGTGAGCTTGTTGCCACAAGCTACCCCAGGAATTCATTATCCTGAAGCCGAATTTTATATAAGACGCATCCGCTTTTCTGTAAATGATCCTTTACTTCCAGCAATAGAAAAAGCAGGGTACAAAGTTGAGAATGATGTCTATGACTCGGGAAGATCAACAAAAGTGGTGGAATTTCCTGTTAAAGAAAAGTATTTTGAAAAATCTAAATATGATGTATCAATATGGGAACAACTAGAAAATGCCGCTAAATACCAGCAATACTGGTCTGATAATTCAGTAAGCGTTACTGTTACATTTAAAGAAAATGAAGCCAACGATATACAGAACGCTTTAGAGTTATATGAAGATCGTTTGAAAAGTGTATCATTTCTACCTTTAGCAGAGCATGGCTATGAGCAAGCACCCTATGAGGCAATTTCAGAAGAAGCTTATAACGAAGTAGTTAAAAAGGTAAAACCAATAGATTTTACTAATATAAGCTCAGAAGCAGAAGGTGAAAAGTATTGTGATGGAGATACCTGCACAATAGAATAATTAAAATTTTGGTATAAGAACATAGAAGACAAATCGTCTCAAAATAAAACCCAACACAGGTGTCCCTCTTCAGGCTTGTGTTGGGTTTATTTTATTTTAAAATAATATTATTTATTAGGAACAAAATGAAGACTGGAACACGTTTTATTAAATGTACTAATTGCGGTTATTTGCACTTTATGAATACACAAGTTAAAGACCACCGCCCAACGTGTAAGCGATGTGGAAAGACAACCTTTACCACACGACTTAACAAAAAAGATATGCAAACCACAAATAAAGTTAAACCTGCTTTATTCTGTGATTGGAATTTGCAAGATCATATCGAAGAAAGTGCATTGGAAATCGCGCAAAAAGTTACGAAAGACTATTCAGGACCTGAATTAGTGCATGTAATCCAAGATCTAGTTACAGCATGTCTGAACACACAGCGTGATAAATTTACTGAAAACGTCGTACCTTTCTTTAATACAAGCCGACCTACTATTAAAGAAAAGGATTCAACGTAAATGAATATCTCTGAAAAAAACCTAGAAGCATTTAACGCTATCTATGATTTTGGATTGTCTGATGAAATCATTAAACAATTACCTAAAATCAAAGAGCGTGTTACAAAAGCGGGCCAACGACTTGGCTACCAAGGATTTGTATATTTATACAGATCACCAAAACTATTGTTAGTTATAAATCCTTTATATAACAGATATCATCAAGGAGCGACCAACTTTTTTGGTGTAGCTCTTGAAGGTATATCTCCAGAAAATAAAACGTTTTTAGATAAACATATTGCAGAAGGTGAAGGCCACTATTTCTTTGCAAATAATGTAAGGGCTAAAGGACATTCTCCCACAATCAATCAATTTTTAGATACCTTTCATATTGGGAAATCTAACGATAAAGATGTACAAGTAAACTCAGTATTAATAAAGATTAACTTTAAAAAATTTACTGAAACATTCTTAAATGAGTTAAAAACGCTTAGTCAGGTTTTTGTAAGTGGGAAAACTTACAGTGGGGGGCTAACTTTTCTAAATCTAGTTCCGCCCTTAGAAGCAACTGCAAATACATCAGATGGATTATTAGATAAGCTTAAAAAATACATAACTGATAATAAAAATTTCTTTTTTGATACTAAAGCATTCCAACTATACCCAACAAGTGAAAAAACAACATCACACTTAGAGTTGTATAAAACTTTTATTGAGTTACTTCATCCTGAATGTAAAACAACTTTAGTAGAGCTTAATGGCGGAAAAGTAGAGAATGCGTCAGTAGCTAAAATTATAGCAACTAGCTCAACTTATTCTGTTATTGGCTTAGTCGCAGAATTTGATAATACACGAACTATTGTTTCGGGCTCGTTTGAATCAGATCCCTACTCAAGGCGTTATGATAATGCTGATACTTCAGGAATGGTCTGGAAAGTAGCTTCTTTTACTCAAGCAGATCACCCTGATCTTTATGACTATTTAGACGTAGGCAGACTTATGTACAGATTTAGTACAAATGCTTTGGGTCAGTTAGCAAACAATGTGGGGATGTTCATTGAACTCGAAGATCCCAAAACAATCTCGGCCAACTTACTTAATGAATTTGTACTTGGTAGAAAAGAACAAGTAGTACTAATCGATAATGACTCTATTGATAGAATTACAAATAGAGAGCTAAGAAAAGCGGCACTACAAAAGCAAGAAGCTGTTGCTAGTGAGAAGCTTAAGAAAAAAGCAAAGACACTATTTAAAAACTTGACCGAACAAAAAGGCGAAATCAAATTTAACGACATGGTAATCACTGCCGACTCTGTTAAATATGAAACTGAAGAGTTGTCTTTTTCAGAGGGCAATGAAAAAACGTGGCTTTCAAATTTATTAACACGAGCTTCTGAAGTTCGTGATATTAAACATGTTAACTTTGATCATATTATGACAGGCTTTATTTCTCACATAATGGCCAAGCACAATGGTACTATTGCGGGAACATTAGGCTCTGTTAAATTTAAGGTTGAACATGTTGAAAAGCAAAATGCTCGTGGACACTATGTTACTACATACCGTATTAATGGTCACCGAATTAATAAAGGTGAAGTTCAAGAGTGTTTAGAAAGGGCTGTCTGCTATCAAAATCAGACAGACTATGATTACTTCTTAAAAGAAGTAAAAAAGTGTTCTTTACGAATACACTCATATCTCGAGTTAGGTGTTGATGCAACCATCTTTGATGAACTCCAGAATAAACAACTAAAGATTAAATTCTTGCTGGAAAAGAAAGATGGGAAAAACACTGTCGTCATTAATAAAAACAACTATACTATTAAAGCTATTAATCGCTTTCTGTCTATAGAAAATAAAAATAATTTAATTGATATGGTTGAGCTCTTATTAAATGAAGATATTGTTGAAGGCATTGATCTCAAAGATATGAAAGGAATCATTGAAAAAGCTACAGAAACCTTTAAGAATGCAGTCGCTAAGAGCGAAGAGCTTCTAAACAAAACTGTTAAAATGTTCAATCTTGAACTTGAAACTTCTCAGATTGGTGGAAGTACGAGAACAGGGTATAAGATTGACGGCAAAAAGGGTACCTATTTCTTAGAGCTTGAAAACAATGATGCCCATACAAACCGTTGTGGAGTCTATGATTATAATACCGGTAGCTATATTTGTATCGTTGATAAATCCACTGCGCAGGTTGGCAAAGATAAGATCGTTAACCGAATCTTCGCGCTCCATAACGATGAAAAAGTTGCAACTCAAATTAATACCTTGAACAAATAAGGTAATACAAATTATTAATAATTAAGGATTTAAATGGCAATTGACAAAGATAAAAGATTTACTAAAGTACAGTTAAATGTAGTATCAACTGCGGGTCACGATGAAATTGAAGTTCCTGCTGGTCAAGCATTAGCAGAAATCACCGAGCGGTGTGACAAACAGAATAAGTGGCTTTACATTGATGGCGTCAACAGAAATCCTCAGGATGTAACAGTTGACGAATTAATTGAAGCAGAAGATCTTACATTAACTAACGCCCTCGTTGGGGGTTAGAATGAAAGTAGCTGTAGAGAATTCTTTATTACAGCAACTTGCAGATTATGGCGATGAGCACTCCACAGTAGAAGTCTGTGGAGTGCTTACTGGCCAACAAGGCGATGAATGGGAGATTAAAGAGTTTACACCAACAACTAATATCACTCCTGGTGATATGGCTGTTGTTCATTATATGCCTGATCCGACTGAATTCTTTCAAATCATTAAAGACACCAGATTAGTGAAGAAATCAGCGGATAAAGACTTTATAGGCATCTTTCATACACATCCAAATAATCTACCAATCCCGTCTATGACAGATCATAACGGAGCTGGATATAAAGGAATTTACATCATCTATTCACCAAAATTTAATAACCTAGCTTTCTACTATTGGGACGGAGATGAAGACAACCGAGAGTGGGAACACATTACTGAGGTACGTGTACTAAATGGCGAATAATAGAGACATATTAATCGTAGGTGCTGGTGGTATTGGTAGTTGGCTTGCCCAACATTTATTTCAATTACAAAAGCATGGACAATTTCCGGGATGTGAATTTGTTTTTGCTGATGATGACACCGTAGAAACCAAAAATCTTTCTTACCAAAACTTCACAGAAGAAGACATTTTAGAACAAAAAGCGGAATCCTTGAATATTCGCTATTTGTTTACTCCAATGGTAAAAAGGATTACAACTGCAAAAGAGATAACGGGTTATGACTGCGTTGTGAGTGCTGTAGATAATACAGCCTTTAGGCAGCTTCTATTTGAAACTCTTATTTCTGATCCAATTGCAGACACAGATCCATACTGGATTGATTTAAGATCTGAAAGCACCATGGTATCTTTTTTCACAAAACACGAAAAAAATACTTGCGAAGCAATGTTAAAAACACTAAATTTAGATAATCCAGAAGATGGAGGAAGTTGCCAGTTAGAATGGGAACTTAATGAAAATCGTATCCAATTAGGAAATAGAATTATAGCCACAATAGCAGCACAGTTGCTATTAAATTGGTTACGTGGTGACCGGAACTTACCGTCGTGGTCATTTAAATTTTAACCGAAAAACATAGATGGATTTTGATTCAATTTATGCTCTTGCAGTAGTCGTTATTCCGATTATTACAAATTATATAAAACAATGGTTACCACAGCGACTGTGGGCCTTAGTACCCTTTATTCTTGGTGGCGTCTTTGCTGCTATTTGGGGTAAGGAGGCTGGCGTACAGATCCAGGACCTCTTAATTCAGGCATTCCTAGTTGGTGGTGGTGCCACCCTTTTATATAACTTTGATAATAAGGTCATCGGACCTACGGTTGAGGCTAAAAAGGCAAAGAACGGAAAGAAATAAGTATCTGAATGCCGCTGTGTGTTAGCTAGTACTAATGCGCAGCGGTATTTTTATCTAAAATCATCAATTACATGTCCCTAACACACTATTTTGAAACAATAAAAGATATTCCTCCACTATCTAAAGAAGAGGAACATTTGCTCTTTGTGAAAGCAAAGGCTGGTAACGAACGAGCAAAAGAAAAGATAATTCGTTCCAATTTACGATTTGTGGTTAGTATTGCAAAACAATACCAAGGACAAGGCATACCTTTAGAAGACTTAATTGGTGAAGGCAATTATGGATTAATGAAGGCTTATGAAAACTTTGATATAGATCGCAACATTAAATTCATAACTTACGCAGTCTGGTGGATTAGACAATCAATAATCAATTGTATTCATGAACTGTCCCGATTAATAAGATTACCTGCTAATAAAATTTCACTTGTTGGAAAAATCAACAAGATAAAAGTTGAGCTTGAGCAGGATGTGGGACGACCGCCTACAATTGAAGAATTGTACCAAGAATTAAGTAAGCACGGCATTTATGACACACTGGATAACTTATTATTTACTTATGTGGATATAGATAAACCCCATGAACAAACTAATAAAACTATTCATGAAATAATGCCTAGTGATGATGCACCACCATCTAAAGATCTTGAAGATCAATACCTATCAAAAGATATAGACGATGTTCTAAGTGAGTTCACAGAACGTGAGCAAGAAATAATTAAAATGTATTTCGGAATTGGTGAAATGCGAGGACACACATTAGAAGAAATCGGGATTGATTTAGGATTAACTAGAGAACGAATACGACAAATAAAGAAAGCTGTAATTGAGAAATTACAGAAAAAACATCGGGCTTCACGCCTAGAAATGCATATAGAAGACGATTAATGGATTATTACATTACAACAAAAGAACAACTTAAAGAAGTACTTAGCTTTATTAAAAATCAGTCGCTATTAGCGTATGATGTAGAGGCTACTGGACTAGATCCATTAACCGACAAAGTTTTATTAATACAAATTGGCAATGCGCATAAACAATTTGTATTAGATGTCTTTAAATTAGGTCCTGAATTAATAAAGCTTATTTTAGAGAAATTAAATTCTGAAGACATTGTTAAAATCATGCATAATTCTAAGTATGATTTTCAAATGACCCTTACAAACTTTGGAGTAGAAATAAACCCTTTAGCAGATACCATGCTAGCAGATTTACTCCTCTCACAAGGTAAGAGACAGAACAAACATAGCTTAGATGTTGTGCTAGATAAGTATATTGGGGTCTCTATAAGCAAAGAAGAGCAAAGCTCTTTTGCAGGTATGAAATTAGGAGATCCTTTTACTGAGGAACAATTAGAATATGCAAGAGAAGACACTGAACATTTAATACCACTATTCACGCACCTGACAACATTATTAAAAGAACGTGATATGTATAATTTAGCTCAATTAGAGTATAACACAGTCAGAGCCACCTCAGCTTTAGAGCTAAACGGTATTCATGTTGACACTGAAAAATGGAAGGCCCTAAAAGTTGTCGCACAGAAAAAGGTTGATGAGTACAAAGCCGAACTAGATGGGCATCTAAAGCCTTACTGTGAAACTGATATGTTTGGGGTAGTTACTCTTAATCTTAACTCTCCAAAACAACTATTACCAGTTCTAAAAAAGTTAACAGGTAAAGATGATCTTAAAGGTACATCTGAACCTGTACTAAAAAATATTAAACACCCTGCAATTACAGCTCTATTAAATTATCGCAGCCAAGCCAAACTTGTGTCTACTTATGGCGAAGAATTTTTAAATCAACATCTAAAAACTCCTTCTAATAGACTACACTCTTCATTCTGGCAATTAGGTGGAACTGAGACTGGGCGCTATTCTAGTGACAAACCCAATCTCCAAAATATCCCAGGTGAGGCAGTTTATAGAGCTGCCTTTACAGCCAAGAATAAAGATTATCGTATTATATCAGCTGATTTTTCTAACCAAGAATTACGACTGCTTATCCACCTAAGTAGAGAGCCAAAATTCTTAAAGTGGTTAGAAGAGAGGAAAGACTTACACAGTATGTCAGCTAGTTTAGTATTTGATGTCCCGTATGAAGAAGTAACTAAGGTGCAACGAGGCGCTGCCAAAAGTATTACTTTCGGGAATATGTATGGAATGGGGCCAGGCAAATTAGCTAATCAATTAAACATTCCATTTAAGGAAGCAAAGCAGTTACAGTACAACTACTTCCGAAATTTCCCACGCATTAAAGCGTTGATGAAGTCGTTTGCTGCAGAGGCCCTAAGTAAAAATTATGCCTATAGTCCATTAGACCACAGGCGAGAAGATTTATCAAATCTTGATTTTGATAATGGAAAAAGTAGGCGTCATGCAGAAAATATTGCAAAAAACTTTCCTTTCCAAGGAGCAGGTGCAAGTATTACTAAACTCGCACTCTACAAAGTTTATGACGCACTTAAAGAAGTAAAACTTGATGCATATTTGGTTAATGTAGTTCATGACGAAATATTAGTTGAAGTACATAAAGATCATGCTGAGCAAGCAGCACAAATAGTTCAAGAAGAAATGGTCAAGGCGTTTAATCACTTTGCGCCTGACATTAAAATGGAAGTTAAACCGGAAATAGACCACCATTGGGTACACTAAATTTAATAGAAAAAGATGTTGATGAAACTCTAGGTCACTTTGAAACAGAGTTAATTGCACTATATAAATTAGCTAAATCTAAAAACCATGATTATGGAGCTGACAACATCGGGGCACTGGGTGCAAAAGGGTGTTACGTTAGAATTTGGGACAAAGTCTCTAGACTTAAGACTTTGCTATGGGATGAAAATCGCCCTGCCATCCCAGATGAAAAAATTATTGACACTCTCGAAGACTTGGCAAATTACGCAGTAATAACACTATTATTGCTCGAAGACAAATGGGGAAAACCTGATACTTTTTAGGTATAAGAATCTTGAGGTAGTATGATGCTGACTTACGTACGGAGTTAATAGCCCGTGCCCTCGGCGGGATGTTGCAGCATCCTGGGCCGTAATGAAGCCTCTCTGCTGCCTCACCAATGAAAAGCCCACCCTAGGAGTACTAGGGTGGGCTAATTCTTAAATAAATTCTTTCTAGCTTAAATTATAGAGATCCGCCGTAAGTTTTTAAACCAATCTTAGTATCTAATTCGATCGGAACAATCTTCGAAGCTCTTAAGCCTGAATTTTCAAGAACAACAGTTTGATTAGCTTGTACAGTGAATTGGTGATTCTGAATATAACACTCTTCCAGATAGAACCCACCATAGTTCTCTTCCTCCTGATCCTTGATTACGAAACCAAGTCCTAAAGGATAGTTAAAGAACTGAGACGCCAGGTTAATGAAGAACTCACCGCGAGCGGAAGGGTCTTCTTCATCCGGGTCATAAGGCCATCCAGGAATTTCGTCCATATCAGCAGAAGCGGGCCAGCCGCTTCCATCCTCTCCACCAAGAAGATCACTCATTTGGTACATAGCCTTTAATAAAGACTGACCATCAAACATAACTCGTGTGAGTCCTGCCTGAATAAAGGTTCTTCCGGGAACAAAGAAAGGTTTACGAGAACCAATTTCCCATAATTGCTGCATCTGTTTATTCTGTGTTACTGTTGCATTTTCTACTAGTCCAATTGGAATCAGTGTAGACTGTACTGTCGACATATCCAACACAGGAGGACCAGCTAATACAACAATAGATTCGGAAGATACTAAGTTATCAACAGAACCAAGGTCCTGGACAGCTTCTTCCTTAAAATTCCACTGATCTAAAGTTTTTTGAGCCATTTACATTCCTCCCTAGAATATTAATTGGATCTTAATGTAGTTGACAGGATACTTAACAAGTACTGTAACTTCAACCAGAATAGTGTCTGGCTGTACAGGGTCTTGAATTACACTTTCAACTCGGAAGTCGTTTAAGTGTCCCTCACGTACTAACCAACGTCCTTGACCAACAAGAATACCGTTGATTAAACGTAAGAAAGCAGGAGTTATAGTATACCGGCCAATGTACGGTCTTAGTCCATTTCGAATAAATTTTGAAGTAAAATCTAATGCTTTAGTAACAGATAGTTCGCGTTTTGCAATAGAACTTACATCTGTTGACATCTGATGCCTTGACACAATTGGAGCGGTTGGCGCCGCTTGTGTCATTATATATGTACCACCTTCAGCCATAGTGTTCAGATTTTCTTCAGAGAAGTAATCCTGGGATCCGTGGGTCTTTAACAGACCAGCAACGGGAACATTAGTCAGTGGCTGTGAAGGTTCTTCTCCAGCAACCTGTCCTGCAATACAAGCACCATAGTAAAAACCAGGTACAGGTACAAGAACAGACAACTCATCAATACCGTTATTCAACATGTTAGTAACCATAGCCGTAGTAATATTATCATTCTTCCAGTACTTAGTACCGTCAGCAAGAGTAATATTGGCCGTGAATTTAGCATAAGCGTTCCAATCCGTAAACGTAATATCTACGAATGAATCGAAAGATGCCTGAATCCATTCAGGGTAAATAGTTGAAATATGACGAGTTTCCTGAACGTAAGCAACGTCAGGATGAGTAGAGAATAAACGTCTGTAACCGTAAGCAAAGTTTCGAGCTTTAATCTCTTCAGATGTTAATAGTTTATTAACATCTGTTTGCTGATAATCGTTTGAATCCGGAATTTCAAGGTTTACAATACCAATTCTCTCATGTTTATTAATAGCCTCAGACTGCTCATTAACGTGGTTAGCTAATGTTGCAGCAAAACTAGGCCAATTACTTTCCATAGGAGCAATTGCATAAATCTCGTGTGGTTCTAACTCATCAAGAGCTGAAGCGTAATCTTCAGGCTCAAGGCCACCACTATCCGAAGCAACGCCATAGATATTAATAGAAACAGACCCATTAGCCTGTGCTAGGTAAGTACCAAAAGCTAAAGGATTCCAAGAAACAATTTCGCCAATTGTGGTACGGATATCAGAAATACGTTCAATAGATCTTAAAACATTAAGATCCGTTTTAAGTGAACGGTATCCAACACTAGCCTTGGCTCGTGGAATTACATAGTCTTCATCTGCACCAATAAAGTCGGCAGGAAGAGAAACTCCACTTGAAATTGTCACTGTATTTGCTGTCGTATCTACTTCGATGTTTGCATCAGCAGTGCTTATATCATTTCCATCAGTTTCAGACGCATTATAATGGTACGTATAGCCAGCATACTCACCAGATGTAACATATAAGTCTACAATAACGAGTTTTCCATCGTCAGCATTACTTATATCATAGTAGTCAGCGTCATATCCAGATAGAGCAATAACTAAATCACCATCACCTGCTACAAATTCCGTAGCATACTCTGAATCGTCCAAAGTCGGATCTTGCCAGTGAAATCCTGCCCCCAGGATTAACGCTTCAAGATCTGGAGCAATCAGAACAGGAGTGATACTAGCTTGTATCTGGGTAATCTCAACGCCTGGTTTGACGTACGCCATACATTTCCTCCATTATTAATGTTTTACAACAGGAGCACCCGATTAAAATTATTTTAATTTGGTTAGTTGTTTTTTAAAGCCTAGATCGTCTAGACTTGCTTGTTTGTTCATGCTCGTTAAAAATTTTCCACTGTCTACAACTATTTTGCCAATTAACGCTGTTCCAGTAAATTTAGGAGCAGCTGACCACAGTACTGTTTCTTTTAGAGCTTTGTTTCGACGTTGGTTCATGGTAAGTGGGTTACCATGTTGGTCTTTCTTAAAAAGTAATTCTTGAGCTCCAAAACCAGGTCCAGAAAAACCGAGAGCAACAGTTTTTCCACCTACATTACGTTTTACAATCGCATCACCCTTTGATGTAAAACCTAATACTTTTCTCTCTTTGCCTAACTTAGGCTTAAAAAATGTCTGTCCACCACGTTCATAAAGCTGTGGTTTTTTACCAGTAGCCTTAGAAATGCTAATAGTTTTTTTGTCTATGTGGCGGCCAAAATCTTTAGCGAATCTGAAAGGATTACGGGTTGCATAAGCAACTTCACCAATACCCTTTTGTAAGAAACGAATTGGAGCACCCGTTATACTACCTTTAGATCTCTCTGCTAATCGTCCTGCACGTTGTGCCTTAGCAAAAGTATTCACACGCGAACTTGCGCGAGGGCCAACATTATAACTATTGCGTCCCCACTTAGCTACACCCTTATAACCAAACTTGCGTGCTTGTGATAAAGCAGATCGATACGAAGCTACAAAACCAGTACCGCCCCTGCCCAATCCTTTAGCACCTTTAAATCCCTTATACGCACTTTCACCAACATCCGTGGCTTTACCAACATTGCGTAATTTACCAAGATGCTTAAGTAAAGGCGCTAAACGAGCTAAAATTGCAGAATAAGCTTGTTTCTCTAAGGCCATATACCACTCACTACTGTTTCTTCTTCAATCCCACTATTTAAAATATCTGTTGTTACCCAAATATCACGAACAATTTTATAATAACCGTATGCACGAGTACTTAAATTAAACTCATAATTTTCGCCGTCTTCATCAACCTGCGATGACACATCATCCACAACTTGTTCGAGTGTAATTAAGTTTGCATAGGTCGCAATAATTTCAGTTCCATCTGGTGGAATCGTTCTAAATACAAGTGTGTCATAATCTAAACCACTTGCAGCAGGAGAAACTCTATAATGAATTCCTTCATAAATTGTTTCATCATCATAAGTTACAACCATGTCATAAGTTTTCATTGATGATGTAACAGTTCGTTGAGCAGAATATTGTAAAGTAACCGGTACTACTTCTAACTCAATACCAGAATTTGAACGAACAATTCCTTCTTCACCCATAGTAATTCCATGAATCATATGGATTCCGTGCTTTTTAATTTCAGCTTTAAAGACTGTTAAAGCCATGAACAATTCATTCGCAACTTCTTCAGCTTGTAAGCCATTACGGGAGATACAATTAAAGGTTACTGTACCTTCAATTAAATCTTTGTATTCTTGTCGAGATAAATCAGTATCCGTTAGAGCGCCTTCAAGTGTCTCGATACCATCAGGAAACATAAAATCTTTTTTAGTTTCACCAATACCTTTTTGACCAGCGACCATTGCCCAACGATGAGCACCCCTCGATAGTATAACTCCTGGCTTTGTATCTAAAACCTCTAATTCAATAGCATTCTTATCAGCAACAATTAATTTAGTTGTTCGTAAATCAGAGTTCCAAGTAAATCGAATATGATTTTCAAAATACTTTTGAGCAAAACTAATAAAAATCTTTTTAATGTCTAAAACAGCATTATTCGTCTGTTTATAAACTGAAGTTTCTAGCCAGTCTCCATCAGGAGCAGAGTCTCCGCCATACCAGTAATCATAAGTTCGTGGCATATTAGATACCCTTTATGCGTTTAGTCAGAGATATATCCTTATTTAAAAAAGTATGAAGAGAATCTTTATCTCTATAATTATCCAAAACCTCCCGAACTATTTGGTCTTCGGTAGGTTCTTCCGTTCTTCTATTCAAATCTTCTTCGGGAGGAAAGGGTATAAGTCTCATGTTAGTAATATACTTTAAGTTACAGATTTTGTCAAGTTTTAATTAAATCACTTAGCTGTGAATACAAATACTGGTACCGTTACCATTTCGAATCCAATAGACACTCCAGGATCAGCAAGCGCCATAATCCTATCTTTAACTCTTATCGCTTTTGCCTGATCAGAGCAATAAGCAGTAAACACCTTAGCTCTACCCATCCACGCTTCACCGCCGACACCAGAAGCCCCTTGGGCCTCGTGTATGTAGTAGGCGTCCACGAGATTAAGGGTACCAGTCCCAAACTCATTAAGGATAGAGTCCGTAATTGGAAATGGGTTTGCATCAACAGAGTCAGTTTTTGGGTCGAGCTTCTTAGCGTGGAAGTACGCTGTTATTTTTATTCTATCCATAATTACTCCTAAGTATCATATTCGATGATAATACGAGCGACTCCATAGCGCCAAGTGCCTGTTAGTCCGCCTGCCAAGCGACCATAAAGAGCGATCATGTCATCAGCATTGAAAGTGTAAGTTCCGGGAGTGTACAGCTCGCTAACTTGAATATAACCCGTTGAAGAGATCGCAACGACCTCTTCCTTAATCATCGAGGCTGAGGCACCAAGAGCTCCTGCGTAGATTTCACATTCAAAGTTTCCAGGGTTCGTAACGGAATTCAGATCACAGGTAAACGAGAATTCAACAACCGACCCCGCCCGGTTTACTGTCGTGGCGCGATATCCCGCGTAACCTGAAACCAGGGTGTAAGTATCCCAATAATCTGACCCTCCCGTATTACGCTGACCAAAGTCAATCACATGACGCTCTTTGTGACTGTGAAGTCCAGTTATTCCAGACCCTACCAAGGTATTTAAATTTGCCCCCGTAGCTGTCGTGTCAGAGTGACTCACAACCGTGTGGGATTCATTATGATGCGCGTCAGCATTCGAGGCGTGAGATGCAATATTCACGCCGTCTACAGTTCCGCCAAGGGAAATGTCGCCGCCAACGGTAAGATCAGTCTCAACGCTCAAAGAGGCCGTGCCGCTAAATCCATCATTACGAATTTGCACCCAACGAAGAGTCGAGGCACTGTTTACATCAATGATAAGGTTTCCACCGACGCGAGTAATCTCATTCGTTTCGAGGATTCCCACATTATCAATGTTGTTGGAGTTCATATCCAAATTCCCGGCCATTAGGTCGGTTCCATCTAACTCCAGATAGGCCTCATGAATATGAAGACTGTCAGCATTAGAACCATCAGTCAGTGTATTTAATTCAGTACCTGTAGCCGAAGTATCAGAGTGGCTCACTATTGTGTGAGATTCAGCATGAACATTAGCAAGATCGACATTATCATCTGCCATTGTAATTACACGGGTATTTCCTGTTGTAATATTATCAGCCGAAAGAGTAATAATACGAGTGTTATCATTACCATCAAATACAGTGAACTGATTATCTGCAAAATCAGTTATAGTACCAAGAGTCCCACCTGTAACAGTGCTTGGTTTTGTTCCACGAAGATCTACTGTAGATTTATAATCCCAAGTTCCGCCAGTTTTTCTAAAAGTCATTCGACAAATTAAAAAAGCAGTAGACGATTCTTGTAAATATGTCGTAGGTACTGCTAAAACATCATAACTATCAACATCATTTTCAGCATCAGATTGAACATTATAACTGCCCGTTGGTAAATTAACTATAAGTGGAGAGTATTCCCCGGTTTTGTTTGCAACGCCCCATAGAACAATATTAAAATATTTATTAGTAAGAGTTCCCCCTGAGGCATCATTTACCACATCATACAAATTACTAACAGTAGTGTACGGAGTAACATCATGATTAATGATGTGAACCACATCACTTACACTTGTATCTTTTGCAGTATAAGTATGTTTGTGCATTTGATAAAGAATACCTGAATTTACTTTTACGTGTACAGTTCCCGCAGAACTTGTAGTGTAATCATCAGTACCCGCACCGGTAATACCACTATACCAAGCAGCTCCTAGCCTTCGAGACCGTTCTGCCATATGAGTAATGTGCCCCATATTATCTGTGCCATATAAATGATCGTTCCAATTTTGATTTACTAATGCACCATATGTATTTGTAAAAGAAGCGTCAGCAACGCATAAAAATGCAGCTTTAATATGTTCTGTATCAGGCCACGCAGATGTCGAAACAGTTAATGCTTTTGTACTTTGTAATACATAAACATAATTATCCTGAGGAACTGTTGTTGTCCCGGCAGTTAATTCGATTGTTTGCGCAGGAGTACAATCAAGTGTAGTATAACCATCAGAGAACTGACATGTTAAATCTCCTCCACCTGATTGTTCAAGTTCAGCATAAATAGAAGATCCACTAACTGTTACTACACAATCAAAAGACTCTTTAAAAGTACCGTTAACAATTTGTCTAAAATTATAATAATCATCTAAAGTGTCTTCAACAGTTTCAACCACATCTACACCAGAATAAGTAATCTTATCTGCTGTATTAGTATGATCAGCAATTAGCTCATCTACTTCATCTTGATTATAATATTGGTTTGGAATTATTCGCATTATATCTCTATGTCATATACTGGATCATCTTCAGAAATACGGGTGACCTGTGCCTGTTGTTCAATAATATAACCGAGCTTTTCAACCTTCCGGACATTTTTAACCGCCCAACGCACATTCCCGTCATCCACTAAAACATCTCTAGTTGTTAAAATAGGATAATTTAACATTATTAATAATGAGTCAGACGGTCTCCACTCACCAAACATTGTAATTTGATTATAATTAGGTGAAGGCGTCATCATAGCCTTAAAAGAAAGTGGATCAAAATAACCACCAACCCACCCAGTGCCGTGACACTCTGTACAATCGGGATCTGTTACACGCATAAGTGTTGAGTCCCAGCACGTTGTACATCTGGTTCCCCAACTACGCCTTTTAATTAAATAATAAGTACGACCAGATTTCTTTTGTATTACAAGATTCTTTAAGTATACTATCCGATTATAGGCATAATCATCACTCTCATAATACTTATAAAGAGGTGTCGGAGTCAGGTGAGATGTAGCAGAGGTTTCAGTATTAGTTAGCAATAGCTTATAATACCACGTACGTCCTGGATGATATAATCCAGAAACAGCAGTATCCTCATAAGTATACTCATCTGCATCTACAGTAGCCACTTCAGTATAATTAGTTAATGATCCTGAAGCACCTAAATTTTCTGATCGATAGACTGTAACTGTGTAATCGTCCTCGTCTTCCTCATGAGAAGCCCAAGTCCAATCAATAGTTAGACTATCTTTATCGTATGTTGATATGTTTAAAGTAGATATTGTTAACATATTTACTCGTCATATAAGTCATCATTATGAAGCACTGAATACTCTGATGCAACGCCTCCATAGCAGGAATCAATATTAGAAGCACGCTTTACAGACTGAACACCACGTAAATACTTATTTACCAACATATTATAAAACGCCATATAACGACCGTAACGATCATAGTCTTGTACTGTAACACCACCTGAATCATTATATGTTAAAGTATTACGTGCAGATAGAATTCCTTTAGAAAATAAGAATTGTAGAGTTGCACCAAACTTGATAGTATTCCATGAAGGGAATGATTGAATTGTATATGTACTTGCAGGCTCAAATTCGTAATTAATTTCATCTAAAGTATCTTGAATATAGTGGTATAGGTCAATATCTGTACATTCTTGTACTTGCTCTAATACATTAAGTTCTACAGTATCATTTAAAAATTTTCGTAATCTATCTACATAAAGACTGTCAGGATAAGGAACTGTGTCAGTTATTAGCTGAATATTAGTTGGCATCGTAATCCTCCATTACAACTATTACAAGTGAATCGGTCAAAGGCGCTGTTTGTTTTCCACCACTATTAAAAATGGCTTCAAATTGTCCTAAGTAAATCCCTGCTGTCGCTGTATCTGCAGCACTCCATTCATATTGTACGAGACCTGTTGATTGACCACTTAACACGGTGCATGCTTGTTCAAGCACATACTGAGTTGTAATGTCTTCTGAATCTACCATGGTAAATGTTACTGTGGCATCACTGACATCTATAGAATCACCGTCAGAATCTGTCATAGTGTGAGTTAAAGACGGTAATGTATCATTACGTCCAATATAAAATAAAGTTGAAGACATGTTTATCTCCGAAAGGTTAGTATACAGTAAGTCTCTTTAATTTACTTAAAAATCACAAGTTAGTCAAGAAAAAAGGGGAGCCCATGAGGACTCCCCTTCTAAGTTTAAGTAGTAATTACTTATTCAGAATCAACTGTGAGTGTAAGTCTACCGCAGGCATTGATATTACCAATACCCATTCCCAGCGTTTCATAAGCTGCCCAGGAAATAATATTCTTCTGCTTATCGATCCAGAATTTGGTATCGTTAAGGATGAAGAAGTTTCCTAAGAACTCTTGTCCCGCAAAGATGTAAACGTACTCAGTAGCGCCACTGTTAGCGGTTAAGAGATCGGTCTTATTAGAAACAATAAGCTTACGTCCCAGGAACTGCTGATAAGTGTAGCCATTAACGGCAATTTCGCTACCCACCTGATCACCGACTGTAGTCGCGTCATACAGGAAGAGTCTGTTATAAGTAGGAGTGCTCATAAGCATAGTCTCAGCTTTGAGCTCATTACTATCTAAGAGGTTAAACAGATCGAAGAAACCGGCTTTAGGGATGATACCTGTGGCAGCGCCCCAGTTGGCGGTAGCAGTTAATGAGCTAGAAGTGATAGCTGCATCAACCTGCGTCAGGAAGGATGTGTCTTCAATCTTCTGAATATCTTTTACAGAGTTTCTCTCGATAACTTCCGTAAGAGGCATCTCGTAAGCTAGGAGTTCTTCTTCAGTCTTCTGGAAATCTTCAGAAGAAATAGCGAAGAAAGGAATCTCGTATCTTTCGCCCATTACGTAGTTAGTGTCAGGCTGCCCACGGAAGTTGACAGTCATGGCTTGAGAATCAGGTTCGATATCCACGATTTTTACTAAGCCGTCGTGATTGACTGAGCGCTGGCAGTCGGCTTTAGTAACGTATTCAGGCTGTATAATTTTTCTTGCAAAAGAAACTTCACGTAGTTTCTGTCTGATGAAAGCTGAACCCTCGGCGGCGACTTTTTCCATGCCATCAGGAGAGTTTAACTTTTCTACAAAGAGCTCATTAATTGTGCTCGCAGAAATATCCATTAGTTATCTCCTTATGTGGTGACGTAAGTAATTACGCCGGAATAAGTTGTGCCAAGATATGTATAACTGGCTTCTACAGATTCACACATTGCAACAATGTGATCGTCCGCTACAGTTGCTTCAGCTAGATTACCAGTGGTGTCCACTTTTAATGCCATGCCAGCTGTAATAGTTCCTGTATACTGATCAGTGATAGCACGGTGGGTGCCCACTAATACAGTAAGTTTACCAGTTGTAGTATAATCAGGGGTCCAACCGTAAGTTGCATCACGGTTGCTCTCAGTCCAGATAGGGTATGCGCCTTCACCATCGGAAGGAACTGCACCATCTGTAGTAATCCAAGAACCCTGACGAAGATCATCAGTTTCTAATTGAGTTGAATCGTAAGTGACTTCAACTCTTTGCAAGATATTTAAGCTACTTAATAGTTTAAGCATAAAATTTTGCGTCCTTGCGTAAGGTTAATCTTCTAGTAACATTCTTGTTATGGGATCTAAAGAACCGTCATCTTGAAAACGCTCGCTTAAATGGCCGAATACAAATTCTTTCGACGTGCCATTAAGCTCTATCGCTTTCTTAATAACTTCTAATTCACTTTTATCTTTAGCCTCATATGTTTCTAACTGCTCTAATACATCCTCCGCAGTTAGACTGCCTTCTTTGTACAAAGAAAGAAGAAGTTCACGAGCTTCAGACATCGAAGCAATCTTTTCCTGAAGCTCGCTTAAGTCTTCACGTAAGATTCGAATGGCTTCAGCAGCTTCTTGTTTTAAACTTTTTTCCATTTCGATCTCAATTTTTTAAGGTTTTTTACTCAGAATCTTCTGGGAAAAAATTACCATAAATAGTGTCTACAATATTTTCAGCGGCGGTTTTTTCTTCTTCTTCCGCTACCTTCTCTTCTTCAGCGTCTTCCGCTGTGTCAGAAAGAGCGTCTAAGAAACTTGCTGCCATGACTTGTCCAGCCACTTCAAACTCAGCATACTTTTCTAATTCTTCCGCCTGGAGGTCGTCTTCAATTAACAGCGTTGCTAACTTAACTACGTCCTCTTCTTCATAATCTTCACCATACTCTTCAGCTAAAAGATTATCAGCAAAAGCGGCATACTTTTCAATTACTTCTTTAGGATCCTCTTCACTGTCAGTGTTTTCTGCTTCTTTTTCAATATTCTCTTCAGCTTCAATATCGTGATCAATCATATAAACTGCTAATTTTTCGATGTCTTCATTAGAGAAGTTACCTTCTCCATGCTCTTCTGTCAGTAAGTCTGTAGCCAGTGAGGCGTACTTTTCGATGACTTCTTTTCTCTGAGTTTCAAGAGCTTCAGATTCAGTAGCAGCCTTTTCCATATTTTTCAACTCTTCGTATCTTTCTAAATATGTGCTAGCCATTGTTATTCTCTCTCCTCATTAAAAAAAGTGTCCATAAATTTTACTTACTATCTCATCAGAAGCGGTTTTTTCTTGTCCGCCAGCCGATACGGGCAGGGCGGCTGCATGAGAAACTGCTAGAGCTGCGTCTGCAGCAACGGTACCCTGAGCTTCGTCGGTAACCTTTTTGGGAGCTGGCTGTGAATCTCCAGCGATCTCAAATGATGGCTGACTTGCCTCGGTTGCACCAGTTAGTTGCTGTAACTTTGCAATAACTGCATCCACTTTACCTGCTTCAGGAACATCTCCTGTGGGTAACTGGTTGACAGATTTATTTGCATCGGCACTGTTACCTGTATAAGGACCATCGCCAACAGCAATCTTCTGCAACTCATCTACAAAACTACGGGCTAAAAGCTGTCCTTGGAATTCAATGTCAGCAGCAACTTTTAAAAGAGCTTCGTCATCTTCTGTTTTAGTTCCTTTTTCTTTAACTTCATCCTCTGCCTCTGCGCTTTTTTCAGAATCGGTGTCTTCTTCTGTTTTCGCATCATCGTCGGATTCGGAACTTTCCTCGGTGTCTGTGTCAGTAGTTTCGTCGTCAGAAAGACCATCTACAAGTTTTTCTTCTGCAGTTTTCTCTTCCTCAGTAGCTTCTAATCGAGCAAGAATATCATCAAGTTTCATACCTTGACTTGCCATTAGTTTAACTCTCCTTGATTAAGTCTTCGTAAATTGAATTAATAGATCCCTCGTCCATTTGTGAAATTACACTAGCTCGTTTAATTAAACCTATACCTGCGCCAGTTGCTCCTGTTGCGATTAATGTTGAAAGGAATGGGTGCTTCCTTACAAAGTTTTGTAGTTTAGAAATAGGTTTTCCTTTTCTAACTTTTGCTTCTTGGATTCCAGCATATAAATAACTCGTTGGTAATCCAGCAAATATCATCGCGGGTAAAAGTTTTCCTGCACTCGCAGTTTTGTTGAAATAGAGATCTTGTAATTTCAATGATCCAACTGTTCCAGCGCCAATTAACAGGGGGGCAATCCAGGGATATTTCCCTAGTAACCCAGTAAATCCACCTGTATCAAAAGCTTTTTTAAAAAGCTTGGCATAACCTGTGTACAAACCGCCAAGAACTGCCATTGGTACTAAAGGATTTTGCCTAGGACTGAGATTGGGGGGCTCCTCAGTTCCTAAGAAAATCTCTTGTAGTTTGCTTGGCTTTTTTTCGTTTTGTTTAGGCCACTCAGAACGAGTTTCGTCAGAGTTATCGTATCCGTACTTTTCAAGTACAGACCCATATTTTTGACAAGGTTCCGATGTTTCCGCCACTTTTTCAAATGCTCTTGCAATAATGAAAGGCTTTGTCAGAGTTAACTGGGGAACATCTTCTTTTAACAACTCTGCTATTTTAACATTAAAGTTATCACAGGATACGTCTTGCGGTTCTATTGCTTCTTCAACACCAAAAGTATAATCCGAGTTTGCTACATCTTCTGCAAAATCTTGGTGTCCTAAAGAGTAAAGCGCTAACTTCATGAAGTCATCTTTCTTCGGCATCATTCGTAAGCCGATCATTGTCGAAAGAACTTCATTAAGTGGGTACTCAGATAACTTGACTAGTTTATCTTTAGTTAAGTTTCCATGAGTTTTAAGAAGAAGTTTATGAGGATCAGGAGACAGAGCTTTAAGCTCAGCATCCACTTTCTTCTTAATATCAGCAGTTGACTCTAAATCACTCTCTTTAAATAGATCTTCTGCAATCTTAGCACTTGGGGTGTACTCATCAACTTCAACTGTTGAAGTATGAGACGCCACTTTAGCAATAAATCCTGCGGTCCTGTCTGCAGGGATTGTTACTACACTTATGTCAAAAAACTTGGGCATTGTATTAATCGCATACACTCTACGACCATCGCTTAGCATACGGCCCATTTTTTCTTTTAAATGGTCACAATACTCTGAAAGCTTGCGTGCTTTGTGACCACAAATAGAGCACACATCGTAAGGAACTCGACACGCCATAGAAACTTTAACATCTTCTATTTGTTTCTCAAGACGTTCGATAATATCTGAAGCACGAGTATTATCAAGCTCAATTATAAGCTCTACTCTATGCATACTGGGGTTATAGTGTGAAAATATAACCTTGCCAAAAGACCTCTTAGGGTCCTTATTTACATGGTGTTTATAAACATGTCCCAGTGCTTCGAACGTTTTGTGATATCGTTGAAGTACATCTTCAGGGAAATAATCACCATTTCTATTACAACCATAGTGTTCACCAGCTGAAAGAGCATTAACTAGAGCATACGTTTTATCCACTTTCTTTTTCAAGAAAGTAACATACTCTTTTAACTCATCTGAGTACTCTGCTTTTTTGTGCAGATTCTGAGATGAAATTAAAGAGACAACTTCAGAGTTATGGTCTCCGTATTGATACTCTATTATTTTGTCCATTAGGGAGTTGGTTTTCCGTGTGTTGGAAGGTCAGCCATACCAGCAATAGCATTCATAAATAAGTTAGATTCAGTAAGTCTATTCTCTTTCTTACCTGGGCCAACCTTATCTTGAATTTCAGTAATGGATTTAATAGTGTCAGTGGTTGGTCCACCAAAGTCATCCATACGACTTACTTGAAGAATATAAGCGCCCGCTGCTAGAGGCTCTTGAGCCATTTTCGGAGCGAAGTGATAAAGGTTGTCCCAATACTTTAATACTTCATTTGGATCCATTTTATGAAGCTGGGGGTGCATGTCCATCATACGCTTAAAAGACGGCTCTTTATTCATTTTAGTTTTGAGCTTTTGTGCCCCTTCAAACAAAGCATTAGCTCCAACTAAAGCGGCACCAAACGCCAAGGTTGTTAAAACTTTTCTAGGATCTATATTGGCCATTACTTTTCTAGGATCTATATTGGCCATTTAATACCTCTTATAAAGTTTAGGGTCCAAGAACTGTTCTTTAAGAACCTGATTTTGTTCTGTGATACCTTTATTTTTACCTAGGTGATAAACAACTCCAGCTCCAGCGGCTGCTAGTGCTGCGGCGGGGAGTTTTTTAAATCTCTTACCCCAAACTTCTCTACGATATTGCTTAACTGCTTTTCGAGCAATTTCTTCTTCCATATTCTTAGCTTTTTTAACTAAAGGAACGAGCTTCTCATTAGTAGAGTCTTGGAGTGTAGTATGCTCGTCTTCGTAATGATCCATAGCACAACGGATTCTCATGTATTGTTCTGCGACCTTTTCCAGGTCTACCCCAGCTTGGTAAACTGAGCTGCCAGGATTAGGATGAGTGTGTTGAGCTTCTTTATCAAAGTCAAAGCGAGGCATATCCAATGCTAAGGATTCTTTAAATTCTGGAGTAATAGCAGTATTTAACATTGGCATTGACTGTTCATTGATTTGAACTATATCATTAAAAGTCGTACCATTCAACACTGCTTGCTTAATTAGATGTGTGAGGGTATCATATGTTTTAGCAAACTGGACAGAAGCTTCATCAGCTGCGTTCTTTAAGAAGATGTGAGTACCTTTGAGCTCAGCACTCATTTTTCTTGCTTCAGCACCTCTGATTTTGTCTCCATGAGACTCTTCGTGTGAGGCGGCTTTTGTCAAGTCGCCAAAAATCGCTGAGTCTGTTAATGAAGGGAGTTCTTCCTGAGTAGGAACTGGAGGCGCATCATAATCAGATAAATTGGTATTTAACACCTTGGCCTCTTTTTCTATTTCAGAAAAAACTTCTTTTGTGTTTGCTAATGGGAACTCAACATACTTATCTTCTGCTGTTTTTAGCAAAGATAAATACGTCTCATTATTGGCAGCTTCTACCACACGATCAACTTGATTTTTAGTTAACCCATTGGCAGAAGCTAACTTAACGATGGTGTCATTAAGTGGTGTATCGTTTCGCACATAATCTTCGGAGGCTTGTTTTCCGAAATTATTGACGTCGTAAACTGTTATCATCATGTTAAATATAACCTTTCAAATTTTTTTGTCAAGTAAATTTTTATATTACTTAAGGTTACGAGCCTAATAAATTATACATTCAGGCCGCCGGCAGACATTAACTCTGCTGTTACCGAAGCAAAAATTGTGGCATGAACAAAGTCATCTGGGCCAATATTGATGAACTTCATCTTGTTCATAGTCTCGTCAAATTCATTCTGAACATTCATCATATCATCAACGAATGTTTCAAACTTTGTTGAGTGTGGGAATACATACTCACCCTTCTTTACTCTTTGGAAGAACTCATTCATAATTACATTCTTACTGGTCGTATAAGCGGGCATCTTGTTATTCCATAAGAGTTTCTGCTTCTGATTTGCCATGTGCTGGAACGGGATAACTTTCTCATACCCCAGACGCTTACGGAATTCGCTGTTTGGAGCCTCGCCCATGCCATAGTCAGATGCTAATATCTTGCAATTCCACTTGGCAAATAATTTTGGAATATACTCATGTAAATATGAGTAATCAGCCTCTTTACCTACAAAACGTTTGGCAAACAAGACGTGATACTTGCCATACTTACGTTGCACAATTGATACCACTGTGTATGATTTGTCGCTATTTACAGGACCGTAATCAATGCCCATAACTGTCGGGAATGTTTTGACTTGACCACCTTGTGGCGGGTCTAATTGATCTGGCTCATCCCCAAGCATCTTAGGTCCAGTACAACATACCATAGCCTCGTCTTTAGTAATGGGAGATACACCATCATCATAAGGTAATCCAAGAGTCTCATTATAGAAGATCGCGCGCGAAACATTTTTGCGCTTCTCAATAACATCTCTGTCCCAGTCAACCCAAGGAGCATTAGCAAAGTTTAGAATACAAACTCGGAAACCCTCTACTTTAGCGTCTTTAGGTCCAGTTGAAATCCACTGTCCATTACGTACATCAAGGGCTTGTCCACACTTTTTACAAATTACACCGTAGTCGCCAATGTTGTCTTCGTCTAAACGATTCCAAGCTCCACAATGTGTGCAGTGTGGCATAAACTCGTTCTGAGTTGAACGATCCCACACCGATGCCAGTGTGCCCACTGTCCGCTTAGGTGTACCAGTGTATAATGTGCGCTTAACCATTGAACGTGACATAGTTTCCTGAACAACCGGAATAACATCCGCTAGAAGATCTTGTGCTTCGTCAAAATAGTTGACATCTGCAGAGTATCCTCTTAGACGGTCAGCAGATAATAATGCATATCGCATATAAATCTTAGACCCATTAGTAAACTGCTTCATAAACACGTTCTGCACTAAGGCAGAGTTAGTATAGAAGTTCTTAATTAATGGGCTTGTTTCAACAACAGGAGCAACACGATCATGACTAAAGACTTTAGTCTGGTCAACTGTAGGCGCGACATAAAGAGACTTAAAGTGGCCCCTCATAATACTATCAGAAAGCATCAAATTAGCAAGAGTAGTACTTTTTGCCGTCTGTCGACTAAAGTGCATAACCATGTCGGATGCACCACAATTATAGATCGCGCGCATATGGGGATAGTCATCTAGTGAAAAAGGTCGGCCATTAAGGTACAGAAACTTTTCAGCAAACTGAGCCTTAGTTACCTTTAGTATCTTTTTCTTTGATGGTGCTATGATGCTGGGCATTTTAGCGCATTCTACCTATAAATTCACTTAGAGTGAGATTAGGCTCTGTTCGGGTTTGAGAAGCATACCAATCTGCAAGAATTTCTTTTCTTACATTTTTAGGAGTGCTTGTTAAAGGTCGTAAATGGTGTGCTTGTCTACGTTTATGACCCTCAGCTGCTTGGATAAATCCTTTTATAGTCTCAGGACTTCTTTCTTTAGCAAAAAAGAAATTAGTATAATGCTTTACCATTTTAGGGTGAACAAGTTTATCCCAATCATGCATTAGTAATTGAATTCGGGGAGCATGAAGTTGTCGTCCCGCTTTATACACTTTTTTCTTATGATCAATTACATCTTTATAATAATTAGAATAATCTTTTAATGAGGCAGCTTGCTTCTCACGTGTGTGTTCTTTCTTTTTACGTTGTGCGCGCTCAAGATTTTTAGCTTCTTCAAATACATTATGATAGGGCCCTTTCTCAAAGGTCTTATATAAGATGTTCTTGAAACTGTGTCTTGGCACACCCCAGCTATAGCCGTATGCAAACTCACGGTCTTGCTTAATACTACGAGTCATCTGAACAATACGATTTATATCTTCTTTAGATACTGCCTTAGCAAACCGATCTTCGTATGCTTTAGCAATCATAAGTTCAAGCGGAAATTGTTCTTTTGGATCACGGACATTGAGTGGTACCGTTGGTTCGCGCAGCCACTTGTCTGCAATTAGATCATAGACGCCAAAATCCGCTGACTCATACATAGCTCGGGCGTTTTCATGATAATTTTTAATGTAAAAATTAATTGGGTGTGTCGTGTTGGTGGGCACTATACCATTGACTTGCCTGCGCGCAACCGCGTGCAAGAAGTTAGCGTATGCCTGTGAATCAATCTCAGTAGTGGGCGTAACGTAAACAGACACGTCAATATCAGAATCTAAATCATACTTAAACCCTGTAATTGATCCCATTACAAATATTTCATTTATAGCTTGTTTAGGGACAACGCTATCTAACTGCTTAAGTATAAACTCACGTACATTAGGATGTATCTTCTGTGTGTCAGTAAATACTGATTTGGACAAAGATTTTTTAGGAACCGATAGTACGCCCATATTACCTACTCTAAAGTTTTGTCTTTATTAGGATTATTCTTTTCAGCAATTTCAGAAATTTCTTCTAAATCTTCAATGTGGATAACACCATCTTCATTGCCTTTTTCGTCTACTGAGAATTCAATAAGATCGAAGAAGTCGTTCGATTTCTGGTCATCTTTCTTAACTTTATCCAGTTTTTCAATAAGCTTAACTGCGAGAGTTCCCCACTTTTGGGCTAATTCAGGATCATTACGAGAACGCTCTTTAAAGTTATAATACGCGTCAGTAGACATTTCAGACAACATTTGATCAAAGCTCTTATCAGGCGCTGCACCAAGTTTCCAAATCAAGTAGTCTTTGTCTCCCTTAAGTGCAATCTTATAAAACCGTACAAATTCTTCAGGAGCAAACTTTTTAATCCAATTTGCTTTATTAACTCTTGTCCAACCCTTCATATTGAAAAAAAAGTGTAAGAACTGGCTTATATCTTCTGAAGCATATTGTTGGTTATATTTACCATTAACTAAAAGCTCAATATCCTCATCTGTAATACCTGTGACCGCTAATGAAGTTACGAGCCTAAACATTAAAGGGTCATCTAGTAAGTTAAAGGCTCCTTGAATACCATGGACATTTGGTACTTCCATCTTAAACCAAAAACCAAACAAAGGTGCAAGATTCTGATCTACAAGCCAATCTAGATCTATATCATTAATAGTATATTGTTTAGCCTCGGATTTTTTAGTGTACATAGTCGTTACATTTAAATAATTTTCTTCTGGGTATGTTTGTAGAATATCTTTACGTATTGCTGATAAATCAGGTGCATGTGGTTTACCCAATCCATACTTATCTAAAGTATCCAAGATGTTTTGCCCAGACAATCGCCCTAAAATAAGGACTTTAATAAAATTTATATGTGGATACTTTTGCTTTAGTGAGGTAGCCATTTTATTGTACTTTCATGAATATGTAGTTTTTTCCTCTGTAAGGCTTGAGATCAAAAGAAAAATCTTCAGATCTAAACATAATACCCTTTTTAGGATCTACGCCTTCAAAAGTCAGCACACCTGTTTGAAGATTAGTAACTTTATTAAGTTTAGGAGAACTCTTTGAAAAGAAGGTTCCCTCAAACTCCAATGATGATTTTGGATGATCAGGTGTTCTACGAATCAAAACGGGGTTGTTCCCGTTTAAAAGAAATTTCTTGGATGACCAAGAAAACACTTTTTTATAGGCATCGTTGTATAGGCGAAGATCGAAGTGAGCTGAAGAACCCGGAGACTTGTGCTTTTTAATAGCATATCTCCACGTCTTTTCAGCTTCAGATGGCTTAAAGTATTTATGCTTGCTATCGTGATATTTCTGTTTTGCCATACAGTTTAAGTGTTTGTCTGTGTTATATTTTTCGTACAGCCCTGCAAGCAGGGTTTGTACATTGATATACTAACTGTGCACGTCCTCCACCTGGTGGGGCTAAGCGGGTCTTAACAGCTATCCCACTTTTACACACAGAACATTTTTTCTTTTTTGGTTGAACGAGTTGGTTACTCATTTTTACTCTTTTTCGTAGGTGAAGAGTTCCTTTAATCTAGTACGGTCTAGAGAAAGTCTTTGCCCAAAGCGCTCTAATTGAGACGCCATCTTCTCATTATCAGGGAACAGCTCAGTTACCTTGGCTTCAAGCTCACTCCATTTACCAGGCTGATGTACTTCAGCAATTTTAGTAAACAAATCATCATACTCAGCATCAGTGTCAATAGAAAACTCTGACTGCTTTTCAAATGTAGGGTGTTCTAAAAATCCAATTAACTTTTCGTCCCGATCCGGGTCTAATCTATTTAAATATAAATTCATTCTTTATCCTTTAGTTTGTCAGCCACGCTACTAATATTACACTAATCGCCGTAACAATAGTGCCTGCTAAGGTCCATTTACCCCGCGTGTTAGCAGCCTTTAATACATCTTCTCGACGCTTTTCGGCTTCTTCACGTTTCTGAGCATCCTTTTTGTAGTCATCCCACTCTCCTACAACACGATTAATTAGTGTGAGCTCAGTATCAATTTTTGCTAACCTATCTATTAAGGTTGCATTCTTATCATCAAATTTATTATCAATTTTTTCAACACTGGAGACTAGTATCTCTAATTGCTTAATTATACTATCATGCACAACGGTCTGCAACTTAGCAAAGCGAATCTCTAAGTTCTTGGTGCCGTTACCGTTAGTTCCATTACTATCTGGCATATAGTAAACCTTTCCACACTACACGTGCTTAAGTACTTTCTCATCTTTACTCTATAGTTGGTATATCATCCTGTGCATTATAAGCGGGCATAGTCAGTACAGCAGTCCATGAATCCTCAATAAAATAAAAGGAATGCTGAACACCAGGCTCAAGTCTCCACTGTGTCAAATAAATCCATAACTGTAGGCTCCCCAATAGGATTATTGTCCTCATCATATATAACATATGAAATCTTACCTTTAGTTAGAGCTACTAACTCAACAACAGAGTGTTCGTGTTTCGTTACTACTGAGCCGGCTGAAAAGAAAATTCTATCGAAGGATGCATTACCTTCATCATCTCTCCAGACACTAAACATAAATCCATGTCCACCAGGCACCTCTAATTCTAAAACTGTATAGGGTGATTTTTTTTCTTCTAATTCAATTTCATCGTGGGAAATAATAGTTTTTGCAACAGCATGATCTTGTATAATAGCTAGATCTTTTAATGCAGTCTTTGCATGCTCCAGCGAACTAACATCCACATTAATTTTTTCTTGTGTTGGGGTGTTACCCATAAAGTTCCTCTCAGACACACAAATATTTAAGAGGAGTCGTCTATTAATATAAATAATAGCCGAAGTTCCTCTGATGTCGGAACCTTTTTAAAAGAAACAATACGCTTTAAATTCTCATCATATAAAGAAAGTGATTCCCCATCCTGGATTGCTTCCTCTACAATGCCATCAACATGATCTGCGAAATGATCCTCAATCTTATCAAAAATTGAGCGATGATGTAAGGTTCCGTTATGTTCAACGAGTAAATACATGCGGTTAACTAGTCTTCAGTATCAGAGTGAGTGTCGTCGTCGGTTTCAATTGGTTTGTCAGCGTGTGCCGCTTGTTCAGATAAGTTGTCTAACATTTCAAAGGCTTCGCTGTGTTCACCCTTTTCTCTAAGATCATCAAGTTCTTTAGTGAAAGGCTGGGCGATATCAGTATCTAATTTAATTGGTTTCATTAGTATTTTCTGGTTAGTGGATTACTTCTTATTAACCCAACGTTCATAATCCCTAAACTCTTTAAACACAGGCATACGGAATTTACCACTCTTTAATTTTTCTTGTGCATAAATTTTAATAAGTCTACCAACATATTTATTAGGATTATTATACATGTCCTGGCGCTGTTTATCAGTAAGTCCAGAACCAACTCGTATTTCTTGTGACGAAGTTGGAGATTCAGTACCTATAATGCCCCCAACACCCTTACCTTTAAGCCTGCCAGTTCCTTCGTAGAAGCCTTTTACATATAAATCGTAGTCTCTACGAATTTTAGCTTTAATAGGAAGTGGGCTATCAAGGTTATAAATTACTACGCCTTCGTCTGTATCAGTGTGTTGCTTGTCTTTTATAGCTGAAACGAGATTCTTTTTCGTTTGTGGTGTCGTAGCATATGAAGGAACTTTCATTTGAGGGAATTCCTTATTAATCTTTTTAAGAATTTCAATCTTTTCACGGTACGGCAAGGCTTCTACATTTTTGCCTTTATACGTTACTACATCAAACATTACATTTTGAAGTGGGCCCACTTTTTCCTGCTTTTCTCTAGCCAGGAATACATTCGAGTTAAGGACTGAGCCAACTTCGGGTGAGGTCTTACCAGGAAGGTATAACTCACCTCGAACTACAGTAGTACCTAATGACCTGGGAGCACGGTGCTTGTACAAATCAGTTTTATACGTATGATCAATTCGCTCAATACGGCCCTTAGCAGGTCGATACGAGAAAGTTTGTACACGCTTGTTAGGGCGGAGGATGAAGATGTTATGAGCCCCATCCATCTTAGGTGCAAACACCTCATTAGGATTTGCTGTATCTAGGTTGTCAAAATCCTTCTCTTTATAAGAAGGCTTTGTCAATGGAATAAGTTTGTCTTTATCAGTCGTAGTATAATTGAATAAAATCCAATTCTTATCTCCGCGATTGATTAGGGCATACTTTTCTGTTTTATTACCTTTGTAGAGATTAAAGAGTATACGTCTGTCAGATGACTCTAGAATCTCTATTTTATCTCGGAAGTGAAGCTTTACTTTACCAGCGCCGTATCCATCTTTAATAGTACCTTTAAAATCCATGTACTCAAGTGTATGAGTAGGCTGATGAATAGCGAGAACTTTTTCACCAGCTGCTGGAAGTTTTCTAAGAGCCCATGAATGTGAGTGGTGGGTAGACGGATCCCCTAGCCGAAGATCATAATGAATCCCTGCACGCTTAGCTTCATGAAGATGTATACCACCTTCCCAAATCGTCGGAGACGAAATGTTCGGGATTGACTGTATTTTGTTGCGGTCAGGAATTCCGGGAGCTTGCTTTTTGGACATAGATGTTTTAGTGAAGTATTTGCCCATGGTTAAATGATCTACTATTCGTAGCCGCCACCTTTATACTTTTTATGTAAGTACCTAGCTTTAGCGTTATCATCTAATTGAGTCTTACCGTCTTTGACAGTAATTCCCCGAGCTTTTAAATATTTTTTATCAGCTTGGTAACGACCTAAAACACCACCGATGACACCACCATATAAACCACTCAATGTTGCGCCAATGCCCGCGCCTACACGTGACTTAGTAATAGCTGCTCCTGCCACTGCGCCCGCTGCAGCGCCAGCTGCCAGACCTTTACCGCCTCCAACAAGCTTGCCTTTAATCCGTGCTTTAATTAATTCAGGCTTTGCAATAAGCTTACCAAAGCCTTTATCGGACTCTCGCCGTGCTCTAGATGCTGCCATATTAGAAGCCCAATACCCAGGATCCTTCTTTTCAGCGAAATCAAAATACTCTTTAATAAAAGCAACCTCAGCCTTATCAAAATCAGCTTTCTTCAGAAGCTTTTCACTTCCCCAATCTCTTTTATTTAGTACCTCACGTCCCGCGAGTGCACGAGCATGAATGTGTCTATTTAATAGAGTAGACCCGCCAATCATTGTACCACCATAAGCTGCACCTAAAGCGCCGCCGCCTAAAGATGCTACCAAACGCCCAACACCTTTACCATACCCAGAGCCCACTGCTAAACCACCTACTCCACCAAGTCCCGCAGCTATGCCCGCTGGAACCATAGAAGTCAACGCACGACTAATTGGATATGTCTTTACAGGTTTCTTTTTTTTCTTGTCTTTTGCCATTTTATTAAAATCCGCCTTTTAAATATTGTTAAGTTTCGTCTTCATCATCATCGAAGAACTGTGAAAATTCTCCCTCATTTATATCATCGTCATAATACTGAGGGCCATACCGCTGATATGGATGAATTTGTTTGTGCCTATCTTTTTTTGACTTCTGCGGTCGTTTCATTTTAGGGAAGTCGTTACCCTTATAATTCTTATTATTTTTTCTTGTCTTGCCCATGATCTTTGGTTTATAACCTGTTGAATTACTTACATTAATATAGTGCTTTACTTAAATTTTGTAAAGTAAAATTTTCGTTAACTATAAATAACTTAAGGCTTTACCCGCTGTTGCAGCGGCCATAGCTGCTGTAATTGCTTTAGTTGTAATGGTTTTAGGCATATCCGCACGAGTTTTTTCTAACATACGCTTGTGATCAAGTTCTTGCTTTTCTTTTAAAGACTTTTGATATTTCAACTTTTTACGTAAAAGAGAGTGTACAACTGCACGTTTAGCATCCCTTTCCGCTAGCGCGGGAGCGCGCCCGAGAGTTGGAATGCCTGTGAGTACTGGATGTCTGAGAGCGAAGCGCTGAGACTTTTGCTGTCCAATCATTCGACGTACTGTCTCTTCTTCCTTATCATTGAAATAAGTACCAATACGACGTTCTATGCTTTCGACTGTAACAGCAGATTGTTTCTGCTGAGCCGCTTTGTGGATGTATTGAGAGAATGTCTTCTCATTCTTATCATACTTCTTAAGTTTTGCCAGAAGAGCGCGATATGTCGTAAAGTCTTTTTTCTTGAAGGCTTCGTCAGCCAGAACGCGTGTAGCATCCAGGCGTGCTGTTGCTTTTACCCGCGCAACTTGAGCTGTCGTTTTAGAAATTGCTTCTTTACGAAAACCTAGTTTTGTTAAAGGCTCAACCACTTTTTGTGTTTCTTTAATTGCGTCATCTTTAAGATTCATGAGATGCTTCTTTTCTATATCTATAAGAGTTTTTAATTTTTTGTCCAGCTTTTTACGCTTAGACATAATGCGCTTCTTCTCATGCTCATCAAGCTTGAGACGAAGTCGCGTTGCGATATTATGAAAAAATCCTGGTGCGGGCATAAGTAGTTACTACCATTTCGCTTTGTAAGAACCTACTCCAGGTTCAGTGTTGCCGAAGAACTTACCCTTAATATTGCCATCCATGCGTTTGAGATAATCACGTGTTATAGCGCTCATAGTACGCACACGCGTGCGACCCTTACGAGCAAACTTCTTACCCTTTGGTCGGTAGAACTCTGGATGAGTTGATATAGGGACAGTTGTCTTAGGTTTAATTTTGCGCGTAAGCGCACTGAAAAATTTGGGTGTTTTGGCCATTCTTACTTATCCTTTTTCTTTTTTCCAAATAATCTACCAAGACCATGATATATAGGAGCGCCTGTTACACCAATTAGTGCACCACCTGCCATGGCAAGAGCTTTACCACGAGGTGTAGAAAATTTTGAAGCTAAATTAGCCCCTATCTCAAAAGTTTTTGGATCTTTCATTAAAGTTTTAGTCATGGTTTTCCCACCAATCCCTGCTGCAGTTGCACCCCAGGCGGCACCAAGTCCAACAGCTTTAGCCTGACCCTTCCCTGTAGATTCTCCTTTACGTTTAGATCTAAAACCTAAGTAACCAATCCCAGTCATTACCCCAGCGCCAGCGGCCGTTAAAGCTCCTTGTGAAAGAGCATACTTTGTAAAAACTTCTTGTGCTTTATTCATTTGATACCTTTATTTATTTAAATTTTTAAGCTAAAAAGAAGAACACCCTGGAAAGGAGGTGATGATAACTGGGAGGATACGAGGGCGTGAGCCCAAGTATGGCCATATTATCAGATGTTCTTCTTCCGAGTGTATGGTGGATTAGGCTTAAGCGCCTAGGCTAGCCTGCTGGGGCCTGCGTTTCCACAACGGAGGTTTGATCCATGTCAGGCATATTAATCACACACTTACACTCTAATTGAATAACTTCACTACTTCTTTTTGCGATTGCGCTTATTGCGGGTAGTGGGCAGACTCTTGCGAATCTTTTTAGCTCCCTTTTTCGCAGCTTTAGCTGTCGGGCGCTTAACCACTTTCTTTTTCGCAGTAGGCTTTTTCGCAACTTTTACTTTGACGACCTCGTCGACGATAGGAGTTTCAGAAATTACTTCTACCTTAGTGCCAGAGAAAGGCTTTTCCTTGGCTTCTTCGAGGGCGGTACTAATGCGTTTCACGATGTCCGAAGCAGAGGAACGACGCTTAACAACAGGTTCATTCCAGTTCTTCATTTCTTTCTTCTGCTGCTTTAACAATGCATCCCACTTCTTCAGCCAGTCCAGGCGAAACTTTCGCTGCGCATCGGTCATACGGCCAGGAGTGAAGACAGGATAAGAAGCTACAAGAGCGAGCTTCTGCTGCCTATGGCAGCGTGTCATTTTCTGAGCAGCATACTGAGCAATCTTTACAACATCGCGAGACTTGGAATAAATGTACGTGTAGTACATTTTACCGCTCGGTAAACGACGGGCTTTACCCCAGCGTCCGGATCCGGCGATAGCTTTAACCACATTCTCCATGAGTTCACGATCCGTGTTCCCAAAGATAATCTGTGGATAAAACTGGCCTTTTGCACGGTGAGCTTTACTGGCTGCTGCAATTCTCACACAACCATCACCCTTTAAGAACCCATCCCATTCACGAGCTAGATCCTTAGCAATGAAGAGTGCCTCTTCCATGGCCTTGTTAGCTTTGTCGATAGTAGTGTTAGCGTTGTCAGTTTGACCTTTACCCTTGGTCATGTTGTCAACTTCAAGGCGGATAATCTTTTCACCGCCCACGTTGTACAAACGCCCAGTTACGGACTGATTAACACGGACACTGATATTGCGTTTGCGCTTGGTAACTTTCTTACCAGCTTTGGTGGCTTTAGTTTTAGCTTTCTTACGCTTAGCCATTAATTAATTAGCTCCTTCACTAAATCTCAATCTAAAACAAAACGAACTTTTCGCTTGAGTAAAAATCGATTGCTAAAAGAAGATAAATCTTACTTACTTATCTTATACCATAAAACTAAGAATTGTGTTATAGTATTTTAAGCTAAGGAACCCGGAGGTTCCTATTTGTTGCGAAGCATCTCCTGAAGACCGCGAATGTCTTCCTTAAGATCTTCGACTTGTTTGCGCTTCTTGGACGCGAGCTCTTCGAATGTTTTGGCAACGCTAGTAACTCGCTTGACTTCAGCTCGGAGAGCGAGAAGTTGTTTTTCCGCCTGTTTGCGTTTGTCATCCGTTAATTGGGCCATAAGACCACCTCCATAATTCTTATACCCATATTATGACTATGGTTCAGGGTCTTTAGGTGCCATACAAAACCTCCTAAAGTGTACTGTGGGTGTAGTGAAGTTATTCAGTTGTCAAAGAACTAGTGGATACGCGTTAGCGTTTCCGGTTTTTCTTGCGCCTGGAAGAATGTCTGCTTCTTTTCTTCTTAGGCTTGGTTCGGTTTGTGCATTTAGTTCCGATGGAACCGTTTGAAAGAGTGCCGTTGAGCTTCTGCGCTATAACACTGTTACGATGTCCGTCAGTAAAATACATACCTCGCTGAGTATTAAGACTCATACTTTACTCCCTTGCTGTTTCGGGCTCTGTTTGGATGTGGGCTTACGTTTGGGCTTGATCGTAGTGATCCTCAAGATGCCGTGCCGATTTGTGTCTTCAGCATACTCCTGAGGAGCTTTGGGCTCTCGAGGGTTTTGGTTGACGAGTGAATCGATAAGGCGACACTTTTCCTTTTTGTGTTTACGTGCCATCGTGACCTCCTCATAATTCTTATACCTTATTTACGAGGGGACATCCGTCTGTACGTGCGTGAAAGTTTGTCCGAGTCAGCGAGGTAACGTTTGCCGATATTATCAGCAGTTTGCTGGTATGACTTATGAAGATTACGCGCGCGGATGCTAACGATAGGGTTTAGAGAGTACTTATGCTTTTCTACTTTATCGGCTTTACGACGAAAGGACTCCATCTTTTTCCATGTGGCGTCTAAGCGAGTTGACCTTGCCCTTCGGGCGAGTTCCATAGTTTTGGGGGAGAGTGCTTGTTTGACTAATTGCTTGGTTGTAGTTTTGAGCACTTTTTTACTTTTACTCTTACACTTTTTCTTTGCAGTTTTAGCGAAAAAGTTTGTAATCATGCCCTTTTTCTTTTTCTTGTTGATATCGATAATATCATAACCAGCAGGCATGCCGCCTTTACCTGTACCCTTATGAGTAACGCCTGTGCCTCCGCCTGGACCTACGTATTGCTTGGCTATTTTTTCAAAGATGTGTTGCGCTTTATCTGTAGCTTTATCCACTTACTTACTTACTTTCTATGACTGCTTAAATGCTGGGTGACTTGATAAAGGCATTATAATGGCTTTATGCTTTTTTTGAGTTGGGAATGGAACTACTTCAGCTTTAGGTATCGGATTCTTTTCAAGCCTGTTCTTCGTACGCCTCCACTTAGACCGCTGCCTATCCACATCTTTCTCTAATGCCTTATACTTTTTCTCTTCCCGAAAGATTCTGCGCCTACGAGTAGAGAATGGAGTTACAAAGGCACGGAATTTAGAAGAGTGAATAAGGTGTTGCTTGTATTGCCACACTCTCTCTGCTTTATCCTGTGTTGCCTGCATTCTCGTAGCGCGAAGCGCTTTTGCACGAGCAAGTGTTTTAGGTGATAGTGCTTGTTTGTTCATTAAGTACCTTAAGTATTATCTTACTTTACTATCTTTTCTATTCCAACGGTCCCGTTCGAAGTTTATTCCTAGTACTGCGTAATTTATTATGTTCTTTATTACGCTTTACTGCTGACTGATAACCTTTATAAGCACCAAAGGTTCCGCCAAGAGCTCCTATTGCAGAACCTGCAAGCTGTAAAGGTAGTTTCCCTTTAAAAGCACCAAGGCTTGCTAAAACGCCACCAGGAAAAGCGCCTAACCATGCGCCACCAAATGTACGACTACGACGATCTTTACCAGCACCTATTGCCGCCCCTGAGAGGGCCACCTAATAAATTACCTACAACTGCGCCTGTTTCAGCCGCATACTTTATAAATACTTTTTCTGCTTTATCCATTTAATACTTTCCTTTGTGTGTATGTGTTACTTTATTACTCATGCCTCTTAAAATCTATCATCGGACCTAGAGTGTCCGCTAACGTTTCTAAAAACTTAATATCATCTTCCGTATAATCAGTTTCTTTATTAGCAAGGATTATTATTCCTATTGTTTCACGCTCACCATTATATCCTGACTTGAGCGGGATCGAGATTGAGCGATCTAAAGAAAGGTGCCCTTCAGGGACTTTATGAGGAGAAGAATTCTTAACTATTATTTCTCCGGTCTTTAGACACTCAGCTGAAGATACACAAGAGTGCCCCCATGTTTCAAATGGGAAAATCAGGCCCTTCTCAGGTACCTGACATTTCTCCCAGATATCGTGAGTCATAGTCGGACAGACTAAATCGCCGGTATCTTCAGCTGAGTATCCTATAAAACCAAACTGACTGTGAGAAACCTCAAGAATAGTTTTGAGAATATTACTATAAAAGTCACCATTAATATCTGGGTCTAACAAGGTACGTAGTAGTTTATTCCGAGTTTCTATTTCTTTTACTAGTGTTTTAATCATTATTACACCTACACACTTTCTTTGTTGAGATTTATGTGTTACTCGTATTCAAATCTAATTGTTTTAGCGCGAGGGTCTTTTAATATAGCTTTAGCTTTTGCAGAAAAAGCCTTTACTCCTGGATCAATATAAGGATCCTTAGGGTAAGATTTTTTATAGTGCTTTGCATTAGCCTTATATTCTTTTAAAGCTTCCCTTAACTCAGCTTTGGACAAATTATATCGCTTAGGTGTGTCTGAATACACTTCGTCTGTTAATTTTCCTGAGTACTTACTACTAAAGCCGGCATCAATATTCATATTTAACTTATAATTTGTGGGATACTTTTTATGATCACTGTGTAACCGGTGTCTGCGCCTAAATTCCCAATCATTCTCAGGCATAGGATTCTTTTTTGTATAAGCCTTCCACTTTTTATGATAGGCTTGATATTTAGGACTATTAGTATATTCGTCATAGTCCATAAATTTTTTAGTTTTATTTTTAATCAAACCAAAAAATTTTTTCTTTACCACAGTCTTTGTACGAGAAGGCATTTTTCCAATTGTAGCTTTAAGCTTCTTATCATAAGCTTTTTCAGCTTTTTGTAAGGCGGCTCGAGTATTATCTAACTTTTCAGGAGATACACTATAAGCTTGTATATCCCAGCCAACTCCAGCCTCTTTAAAAAATTTGCTCATTATAAATTATACTCCATTGTTAAAAGGCGCTTAAAAAATTTATAAAAAAATAATATATCACTTTTTCTTATTTTTACGTTTCTTAATTTGCTTAACTGTTATTGCAGTGGCCGTGGCAGGAAGTCCTAATTCTAAAATAACTCTATCTGGACGGGTTTGAGCAAACGCTTTGGCTGAACCACCAATACCCTCTTGACTAAAGAATTTAGAGCGAGATTTTGCACCACCATATAAATGAGCTAGGAATTCAGATCGCCCTAAAATTTTGTTATTAGCATGAAATGATTCATGAGCTAAAAAATTTCTTCTTTGTTCTTTACTTAAGTGCTCCCAATACTTTTTATTTACCGCGATGGCTTTACCTTGTGGAGTGGGATAAATAGTTCCACCTATATCTTCAAATCTTTTTTCTGCTTTATCTAATATTCTTCTATTAAATTTAGATAAGTTAAGAGTATCAGCCACACGGTCTTTTGCTGAACGGCCACGAGTATACATTTTAACCATATATTTATTTATAGAACCGTCTTTATTCTTAAGTGTTCGGGCTACTAAATTTTGTCTAATTGCAGCTGACCTAAGATCCCGATCAGACAAGACCCTAAATTTTTTAATGTGTCCAGGTTTGTTATATCTAAACCCAAGTTTTTTTAACATT